CCGCTTCCGCCGGGGCTTCTTCGTGCCGCCGACGTAGGTGTCCTTGAGCCACTCGTTGTGCGGCTCCGACCGGGTGAAGTTTCTGAGCGGCTCACCCGGCGTGTGGAACTTCGTCCAGTTCTTCAGGCTCATCCGAGGGTGCCGGTGGCCTGCGCCAGGAGCATCTGACGCTGGACGGGGTCCATGCTCATCAGCTTCGACGGGCCGCGCCGCCGGGTGCCGCCGTAGTCGAACGGCTCACCGGGCGCCTGGGCGAGGTTGAGGCGCATCCGGTCCCGCTGCTTCTCGGCCGCGGCCTCGCCTTCCTTGCGGCGCGCCTCCTCCCGGGAACGTCTCTCGTCCCACTCGGCCTGCTTCGCCTGCTTCCGCCGCATCTTCGCGTCCTTGAGCTCGGACTCCCTCGTGCGGCTGTAGAGGTTGAAGGCCTCGGCCTGGCGTGGCATCTCCTCCTCTGCCTGCCGGAGCCCGAGGTCCATGTACTGGCCGTAGCGTTGCATCATCGCGTTGAGCATCGGCGTGATGCCGCTCATGTCGAAAGTGAAGCCTCCGTCGCCCATCTCTCCCTCCTACCCGTAGCGGTACGAGCCGCCGCCCGCGCTCAGGTTCATGTTCGGCATCATGTTCCCCATCGTCCCCATGAGGCTCGACAGGAATCCCAGCAGGGCGTTGTTGCTTCCGATGGCCGCCTGGACGTCGGTCCCGTACTTCGACACGTCGGTCTTGTAGCGGTCGAGGATGTTGCCGGCCTCGCCCATGTCCCGCCGGAGGTCCAGGTCGAGCCGCGCGAAGCGTTCGTCAGACGGCCGCGAGACGATCGGGAGTCCGCCCTGGTAGGCCTGGGTGAGCTGCGCTTCCCGGCCGACCTTCTCCTGAGCCATGGCCGAGTTGATGCCCCGGTCGTACTCTGCCTCCCATGTGCTGGCGTTGAACGGGATCCCGGCCTGGACCGCCGAGGCCTCGGCGCTCTCGCGGGCCGCAGCTCGGCGGTTCTCCATCTGCTCGCGCATGGCGTCCATGGCGAACCCGGTGCCCTCCTTCAGGTCCTCCAGGTGCCCCCCGTACTTCTGGGCGTAGGCCTGGAGCTCCGGATCGAACGCCGCCTGCGGGTCGATGGGAGGCAGACCAGGCCGCTCCGGGCCCTTGACGTTGACCGCCGACGCCTTCGGCAGCGTCATCTTGTCGGTCATCGGCCCCTCTCTCGCCGCCCTGGCCGTCGCCGCCGGCCGCTTTGTGGGCGCCGTGATCCCGGCCCGGTGGCTCAAGGACCCCGGCACCCGTCCAGCGCGGGACGACGTGCCGAGTCGGCCGCCCATGATCTTCCCGAGGTCCTTGACCCCGGCGCTGCCTGGCCCGCCCAAGCCTGCCATTTAACCGCCCTCCCCAGCTAGATAATACGGCATCAGGCAAATCCTCATGGCACCGCCGTCTCGGAGTACGGGGGCCGGAACGCCGCGCCGCCGGTTGCCCACAGCCCACCGACGCCGCGGTACTTGAAGTTGATGACGTCCTTGGCTCTCACCTCGAAGGTGAAGCCCCGCCCGGACACCTTCTCCGGGATGAAGAAGTGGACGCTCTTGGCGCAGGCCTCGTAGACGTACTCGGGGCCGGTGTTCGTCTCGGCGCTGGCCGCCACGTCGTACTTCCAGAACCGGCGAACGTTGGTCGGCCGCACCGAACGCCAGGCGTCCTCGTCGCCGCCCATGGCGTAGATCGTCCAGGGCACCGATTCGCTCTCGACGTGGAACCAGACCTGTTGCAGCTTCTTCCCGCTCTGGACGTCGTCTCCGGGCTGGAACATCAGCATGTGGCCGTGCCGGACGATCACTTCCTTCTCGAGGGTGTCGCCGTCGTCGTCGCTGCCGAAGTCTGTCAGGGCGTCCGTGTCGGGATCGTAGGCCGCGAGCTCGCACGGCTTGATCTGCCGGCGGATCTCTCCGTCGCACGAGGCGACGTACATCTCGTTGCCCTTGCCGTAGAGCGTCGAGGAGTCCTGGCGACCCTTGAAGTCGAGCGTCCAGTCAGGCTGAGATTCCACGCCTCCCATCGAGGGTTCGAAGTTGGCGATGTAGCCGACGTAGATCACGGTCTGGGGGCTGAGGCCGCTTTTGTCCTCCCACTCCGGAGGCGAGGCCGCGGGCCTCTGGGTGTAGAACATATAGACCTTGTTCAGCTTGTCCCAGGTGGCGAAGCCCCCCTCGAAGGCCGCCTGGTTCAGGCAGTACTCCTTCTCCCACAGGAGCCGGAGGTCCTCCATGACGTACCGGAAGGACCCGTCGTAGATCCAGACTCCATCCCGGGACGGGAACCACAGCCGGTTGTGGATCTCGCGGATGCCGTGGTGCGTGAGACAGCCGACGTTCGAGTCGAGGCGCTCCAGGACGAAGTCGTCAACGCCGGAGCCGAACTGGCGGATCAGGTAGCTGTTGTCCTCGCAGAAGACGACCAGCTCGTTCCGGCCCCGCCAGAGCCCGGTGATCGGCTCGCGCTCCATCGTGTCTCGGAAGTTGGCGGGGCCGACGTACTCGGGATGGCCTGGCTGGGAGTACCAGACGCGGTAGGGGAACTCCGCGTTCCGGGCGTACCACATCCTGGCGGCCCACGGGTGGATGTAGTGGATGCCCAGCGGAGGGATCGCGTTGCGGAAGTCCCCGGAGCCGCCGCCAGGGCCCAGGATCGAGAGCCTCGCCGAGAGGACGTTCTCCGTGACCGTCGACACCCCGTAGGGAGACTCCCACGCCATCCGGTAGGGCCCGCCGACCATGGAGACGTAGCCGCGGACGTGGGTGACCCGCAGCTCGGCGCCGCTGTTCTGGATGTTTGACCAGACGCGCCCCTCTCCGGTAAGCTCGCCGACGTTGACGATGTTCGACGGGTCGGATTCCGCCAGGACTCGCAGACCGTTCTTGTGGAGGAACGTGATGTAGGCGAGGCATCCGCCGCTCGACCCACCGCTCCCGCTCCCCGGGACCACCGACAGCTTCTCGCTCGGCGGAACGATCCCCGCCTTGAGCCAGCGTCGGTCGGCGGCGTGCCGGACCAAGACCCGCGAGTATACCCCTCCGAGGTAGGCGTCTCCACGGAATTTCTCGAAGACGGGCCGGCGGTCTGTCCTGTACACCCCCTGGCTCGAGAGGTCGCCGTAGTCTATCCCACCCGACGCCCCATCCGTTCCGATGTTCGTCGCTGTGTTAATCGAGGACGGATCGTCCTGGGTGTAGAAGATAGCCACCCTAGAGTTCCTCGTCGTTCAGCACCGTGTCCTCCGGCGCGTGGGTGATGACGTGCTTCCCAACCTGTTCGATCTCGTAGTCCGGGGGACTCAACTGGCTGGGGTCCGGGTACAGCGCGGTCACTGTCGGTCCGTTCGTGGTGTTGAAGTTGGAAATCTCGGTGAAGTACTCCTTGACGATTCCGTTGCCCGCCTGGTTTGCCCAGTAGGCTTCGACGGCTACGGCGCCCATGAAGACTCGCCCGCCCGCGACGTGCATCCAGTAGCAGTCGCCTGGCCAGTCCTGGGCCCAGTTGATCTCCTTCGGGAGTTGCGTCCAAGTGCTGTCGTTCACCCACTTCCGCAGGTAGAAGCCAGAGGCAGCGAAGCCCTCCCAGGTGTACTCCGTGACGTAGAGGGTGTTCCGGTACTGGAGGAACATCCCGGCCGCCAGGACGTCTCCGCTGGTCGATCCGTCCACCCACGGGAACTGGTAGATGTAGGCGGGCAGGGTCGAGCCACCCTGGTAGCGGTAGATCCGAGGCGAGTTGTTTCCTGTGGTCGAGTTCTCGTTGGCGACGATGTAGAGGGATCCGTTCCACGGTGCGATGTCGGTGACGATGATGTTCGTCTCCGGCAGGGTGACGGTGGACCAGGTCGCGCCCGGCGCCGGCAGGAAGGCGGCCACCGCCGTTCCCGTGCCACCGTCGACCGACGTGGTCGATCCGATGGCGAAAACGCCCAGCCCGTTGTAGACCCCGAGGCGCACGTAGTAGGTCCCGCTGAAGTCGTGCTCCTCCTGGAGGGTGGTCCCGTCGAAGCTCCAGACGGTGCCGTCCGTCCGGGCGATGTACATGACCTCACGGATCTGGTCCGCGCCCTCCAGCTCCTCCTGGGTCCGCTCGAACACGGAGACGGCGTCGGAGATGAGAGCCTTGGCCGCGCCCTCGTCCGCCACCACCCACAGATCGCGGTAGACCTCGTAGGCGGCCGCCTCCTCTCCCTCCGTGGGGAGCTTCACCTCGTAGAGGCAGACGACGTACTCCTCCTCGTCCTCCTCATTCTCCTTTGGCCGGGGCCTCCAGCCGAACTGCAGAAGCCGCTTGCGGTACTTGATGAACGACACCCACGACCCGCCGTCGCCCACCTTGTAGTCGACCGTCTTCTGGCCGGTGATGATGCCGGCCTGTTTGGCCCCGGTGGGCTCGATGTACGGAGGGTCAAATGGCTTCTTGCCGGAGACGTCGGTTTCCCCGCGGTTGTACCGTTGGTACTCCTCTCCGGTCGGCCGGGTTTCGTTGAAGTTGCCGAGGTTGGTGTCGTCGTCGTCGCCTGTGTTGGTGTTGTCCCAGAAGGCCGGCGTCACCCACAGCCCGATCCCGTCCTCGTCTATCTCGATCATCCCGGTGATGCAGCCGGCCACTCCGGTGTCGTGGTGTGGCACCAGGCCGGGGCGATCCGTCATCCCGGCCGGCGTCAGCCGCACATTCGAGAGAAAGTGGAACTGGTTGCCGGGGATGGCTCCCGGGTCCGCGGAGCGGTTCATCCCGCGGAAGTACTGGAACCCGAGGCCAGGCCTGACCTCGAACGGCTGCGACTCGGAGTCTGCGGTGGTCCTCGGCATCTAGGTCCGCCCGAAGAAGGAGGGGAGCTGGCGCCACTCGCCTTGGAACCGCTGCTCCTCCATCTTCATCATCTTCCGGCCCCGCGCGTACTCGTTGACCGACGTCTGCCACCTGGCGTCGCCCTTGGACTCCCGGGCCTTCGCGCGGAGGCCCGGCATGATGACGCTCTGGTGGTACTTCTCGGGGATCTTCTTGATGTCGTTGACGTGCCCCTCCAGGACGACCGAGGGCCCCAGCGCCTCGGCGACGAGCGTGTCCCCGGCCGGCTTCATGAGGGGCATGGAGTTGGCCGCGACCGTGCCGACGATCTCGAACTCGCCGTTGTTCTCCTCGTTGGCGAAGCCCGAGATGCGGACGTACTTCTGGTTGAGGAACTGCGTGGTGAAGTCCGTCGTGCTGGCAGTCAGGGTGCCCTGGTTGCCGTCCACGGCGGTCATGGCGATGTCGGTCTTCGCGGTGAACCCGACGACCTCATCGAGGCGCGGCGGGTTGGACTGATACCAGACGGCCAGCGTGATGTCCTGGCCCGGAATCGGGATCTGGACGTACTGCCGGTAGAACGGACCCTGGCCGAAGATGGAGCAGATCCACGGGTTCGAGGTTTGGTAGTCCGCCTCCCTCAGGTCGGTGATGACTCCTTCGTGGCTGACTTTGAGGCGGCGCCCGTCGCCCTGGACTCCTGGGATCGGGTAGTAGATGCCTCCGTAGTGGCCGAGGCTCTGGAAGTCGGGAGGGAGCTCGACGTAGCCGGTGGCGGCCGGGATCGTGATGGTGTCGCGCTTCTTCTTCCAGCTCCAGTCGCTCTCCCACCAGACCTCGGCCGCTACCTCGCGGAGATACTCCAGGTGGCGGATCCGTCGCTCTGTGTTGTCTGCCCCGGTGTCGTCTACGTTGTCGTCCCGCCCGAGGACCTGGTCGATCATCTCGGTGACGTTCACGGACCCCCCTCCCGGGGGCAAGCTCAGGCCGTCGCTTCCGACGCCTCCTTGCGCCCCTTGATCTTCTCCTTCACGAATTCGATCTGCTCGTCGTCGCCCTCGATCAGGCCCTCGAGCTCGGTCTTCGTGAGCTTCAGGCCAACCTCATGGGCCTGGGCCATGATCTGCTTCGCGGTGAGCTGCTCGACTTCCGCGACCTCCTGCGGCTTCGGCTTGACGAACTGACCCGAGAGCACCGCGGCCAGGTCGTCCTTTCCGAATCGCGCCACGTCGGCGGTCCGGCGCTGCTGGAGATGGGAGATGGCCCAGGCGACTCGCTCCGCGTTGGAGCCCTCCGGTGCCGGCTGTCCCTTCTCCTCGTACTTGCTGATCCGCTCCATCTCGGTCGAGAGGATCTGCTGGGCGCGGGCGTCCTGCGACCGCTCCCACATGGGCCGTGCCGCTTCCATGGCGGCCTGGACCTGGTCGGGCTTGCCGACGATCTCGAGGCCCCGCTCGAACAGGTGGGTCTTGTCCCGCTCGAGGAACTCGCAGAACTCGCCCACGTCAAAGACCTTCTTGACCCCACCTGACGGGGTATCCACGACGACGTCGGTCACGAGGAGCGTCCCCGGGATGAGCCGGTCCTTGCCGTCTCTGGCCGACTCGAATCGGAACGGGTGTCCCTTGCCGATCTGTGCCGTCTCGTTGTGTGCCGGCAGCAAGATCGGCTTGCCGTCGTACCGAAGCTGCTCTCTCTCGTCTCCACTCCACACGAGGATCTGCGCGTTGATCCTGTTCCACAGCCGCTTGGCTCTCATGCGTCACTCCTGGAGGGGGCGACCCTCCCGTATGTCTCAAACGGGGACCGGGGCGACCGGCCCGCCGCCTTGCCTACCGTCACCATCGGATTCGCCTCTCGATGGCGGGGCGGGGTTCGTCCTTCACGAATGGCCCGTTCACGCTCGGCCATGAATCGGGAGTACTTCTGCCAGTCTGCTGCCGAGAGCTTCTCCAGTTGCCTCAGGATGTACGGCTCGACGTGCTTCTTCGTGTACTCGAGCTTCTCCTCCCAGTCGGCGTGCGCCTTTGCCTCGCGCTCGCGCCGCTTCTCGATGCGCTTCCAGTAGGCCGCGATGGTGATGCGCTCGTACTTCGTCCGGCACCAGCGGTAGGTGTCCCAGCTCCAGGGCATGAAGTCCCCGGGCCCACTCAGCATGTACCGGGCCGAGTAGACGTCCTCGAAGATGGCGTCGAGGAAGTTGGGTTCGGGGAAGTCGGCCCCGGCCGGCATCTCGACCTGGAACGGCTTTCGAAGGTGCTTGAAGAACGGGTAGTGCCGTCCGATCCCGTGGTGTACGAACTGGCGCGGCTGCTTCTCCCCCGGTGGGATGTAGACGGCGATGCGCCAGATCGGGATGACGCCCGGATCGAAAGAGCGAATGGCAGCCGTGACAGCAGGGTCGGCGTCGTACCCCGGTGGGGCCAATGCCGAAATGCGTTCCGACCTCCAGATCCAACCCTTGTCTGTCACGACTGCCACCCCCCTTTCTACGGCAACGACTGGAGCTTCGGATCCTTCCGGACGGCCGCGAGAGCTCCGCCCTCGATCTCCTTGATGCCGAAGTCGCTTCCACCCGTGACCTGGAGCCAGTGGATGAAAGGCAGGACGATCTCGGCGGCATCGAAAGCGAATGCACCGCCGTACTTCGTGCCGTTCACGTAGAACGTCACGTTGCCGGCCTTGTCGACCCGCACCTCGAGCTCGACGTCCACGCCGTCCGCCACGTCCACTCCGGTGTCCGTGGTGGCGGTGGCCCCGCCGTTGAGGATCGTCTCGATGTTGACGTCGCCGCCCTGGAGGTTCAGGCAGGCCATCTCGTCGTAGTCGTCGAGAGCGGCCTGGAACGCCTCGGCCTTGCGGAATCCGATGGCGGCCTCGGCCACGTTGGCGACCGTCTCCGCGAAGAACTTGACCCGGAGGAACTTGGCGACGCCCTCGCCGACCGTGTGGGCCAGCGGGTTGCCGTCCGTCAGGCCGGCGCCCAGCAGGTACTCGACGCCGTCCGCGGCCGTCTTGTCGAGGCCGGCGAGGAGGCAGTCCTGCGCGAAGTCCATGGTCGGGGCCAGGAGCGTCTGGGTCCCGATCATGTGGTAGACCACGTCCAGGTTGGGGAAGGCCGCGACGTTCTCGTCACCCCCGGTCCCGGTCGGATCCGAGTATCCGTCTCCCGCATGGCAGCGCGGGGCCGCCGACGGGAAGATGAACTTGAAGTACTGGCCACGGTAGAACCCGTCGTGCAGCACGATGCCACCGACAGACCCGTTGCCCTGCGATACGAACGACACTCCACCTCTGCCCACTGTACGTCCTCCTCTCACCCCCTTCGTCTGGGGGAAATCCCGGGGGGCGTGAGCTGCCCCCCGGGGGCACTGACGTTAGACCTCTACGTGCCCAGGATCGGGTCCGTGAGGCCCTCGAGCCGCGAGCTCGACCGCGGCATGGTGTTGATCTGGTTCTCGACGCAGCCCACGTAGGCCAGGAACCCGGCCTTGTGACCCCCCGACGTCGGGATCATCTTCAGCAGGGCATCGTCGTCGATCCAGTCGACGTCCATCGCGGTGTACCGACCGAACACCTCCCAGCAGAGGAAGTAGATCCGACCGGGCTCGATGTCGAAGTCGACCTCGAGCTTCATGTTGACGCCGGGGTAGATGATCTGGAGCGAGTCCTCGTCGTACCCCACGGTGTACTTCGGCGCGGACCCGGTCGGACCGGGGTAGCGCCGCTCGGCCTGGATGAACTCGACGTACTTCCGGGCCTGACCGGTGTTGGTGAGCGCACGGGTGACCCGCTTGCCCGTCTCCCTGCGCGGCAGGTCGATGGTCTGCAGGATCATCTGCTCGGTCAGGTCGTTGTTGCCCGCGTCCTCGACGAACGAGTTGAGCTCCGGGTAGGTCGAACGGGACTGGCCGAAGATGGACGCGGCGTCCGAGGCGTCACCGATGATCTGCGGGAGGGTCCAGATGGACCGCCCGGAGGTGCCGGTGATGTAGACCTCGTCGCCGGCCGCGATGGCCGCGTCGTCCGCGCCGGAGTACGTGATGACGTTCGTGTCGCGGTTCAGGACGGTGATGGTCCGGTTGACGGCGGTGCGGAGGGCCCCGCCGGGGATCTTGAAGTCGATCCGCATGTTCTTGTTGAGAAGCAGGTTGCCCAGCGGCGTCGCCAGGGTCACGGTGCTCGACCCGTCGTTGGTCGAGACGTAGCCCAGGATGGCGCCGTAGGAGCCGGCGTAGACCTTGTTGATGTACTTGCCGAGTTCCGCGACGGTGTTCTCGACGCGGTCGGCCATGATGCCGCCCTGGTTGAAGGTGCCCACCTTGGACTTGGCGGCGACCTTGGTCTTGACACCGATCTGGAACGAGCCGGTGAACAGTTCCGGGGTCACTTCGCCCTGCACGCGGGTGGGGTCGATGGGCGACGGGAAGTCGCCCACGTCGGCGATGAGGCCGACGTTCCAGGCGGACGCGATCCCCAGCGGGAACTTGGCGATCCCGTCGTTCATGACGAGATCGACCCGCTGAAGGTCACGCCTGTACTTCGTCTCCTTGTTGACGGGCTCCTCGAACGTCCCCGGGGGGTATGCGTTCTTGAGCTCGGTGGTGATGTCTTCGAATGCTCCTGGGGTGGTGGCCATTGTCGTTCTCTAGGACTACAGACCTCTCTCGCGCAGGTACTTTCTGGCCCTGAGCATCTGAGGGGTCGTGTCGCCCGTGGACATGAGAGAAGGCGGAACCGGAGGCTTCTTCGCCACCGGCACCGGCTTGTTTGCGTTCTTGCCGGTCACCTTCCGCTTCTCAGCCGAACGCTTCTCGAAGCGGGTCCTCGACACCAGGTCGCGGTCGGTGAGGTACTCCTTGACGTAGGACTCCACCATCTGGGGGACGTCGAGGTCCTCCAGGTCGGTGTCGCCCTGATTCATCAAGTCGACCATCATCGCGCGGTTGACGTGGTTCCAGAGAGACTGTCGGAACCGCTCCTCGGGGGGAGCGTCCAGTCCGTCTGCCGTCTTGGTGATGAGGGTATCCACGTACTTCGGGAATTCGGCGTTGAAGCGGGCGGTCTTCGCCTGCTCGCTCTTTTCGGTTGACCTCTGCTGTTTCGCTGCCTTGATGAGCCAGTCCTTGTCGGTGAGGAGTCGCTCCATGTCGAAGGCGTAGCCCTCGCGCTTGTCGTTGAGGTTTCCGTACCGATCAATGACCGACTGTCGCTTGCCTTGCGCCGCCTCGAGCTGGGCCTTGAGACTCTCCTTCCGGTACTCGTCGTCCGAATCTTCGAGCCTGGCTTCGATCTTGGCGATGTTCTTGTCGGCGTCAGCGAGCTTGACCAGGACTTCCTGCTGCTGCTTCTCTGCTGTCTGGTCTTTCTGATAGAGGGTCTGGATGCGCTTGTCGAGGGCCTCGATCTGAGGAGTGGACGGGGGCTCGTCGGGTTCCTCGGGCTCCGGGGGCTCCTCCTTGGCGAGTTGCTCCCTGAGTTCCTCGTTCTCCCGAGCGACACGAGAGGCGTAGTTCTTCGCCTCCCAATACTGATCGCCAACCTGGGCCCGCAACTCCTTGTCGGAGAGGTTCGGGTACTTGGCCCGCAGGGCCTTCCAGGACTCGGCGTCTTCTTCCTCGGCTGCTCCTTCAGTCGTGGCGTCTTCCGGTTCGGCTTCGGCCTCACCTTCGGCGCCAGGGACCTCGATTTCGTCTCCGTCTTCGGTGGGGGGCGTCCCCGTCATGTCCTCGGGCGCACCATCAGAGGGCGTCTCGGTGGCTGCGTCGAGGTTTCCGTTTTCCTTCATCTCAACCTCCGCGGGGCGACCGCGTACTTGCTACGTCGTGGTACGATTCGTCTCGGGCAGGGTGTGGTATGGGAGCCGACACCCGGGACCCACCTGGGGATTGTCGGCCCCTGCCCCTTCCATCCTTCTCAGTCTCCTCCCGCCACATCCCGGAACGCGAGAATCTCGTCCTCACGGAGGATGATGATGCTGTCGTCGTCCGGCTCCAGGTTGATACCGGCGTGCTCGTGGAACAGGACCTCCTGGCCGACCTGAACGACCAGGGGGATGGGGTAGGACAGCCCCGGAACGAGTCGGCCCGTACCGACCTTCAGGATGATGCCCTTGTTCTTCAGAGTCTCGTGGGCGGGCGCAACGTCGATACCCGCGATGGCCTTGTCGGGCGCGTGCCGTTGCACCACGATCTTGTCGTACAGCGTGTTCCAGTCCGTCACGTAGCCTCCCTACTGGCTATCGTCGTCGCTCTCGCCCTTCTTCTTCTTCTTCTCTCGGGCCGCCACGTCTCCGATGCCACCGGTTGGCTTGGCGGCGGCGGTGCCCTGGAGCTTCTCTCTGGTGGCGGCGCGGGCCACGTCCTTCTCGACCTTCTCGAGTCGGCGCCGCTCGCCCCGCTCGTGGAGGCTGGTGCCGCGCCCGCCCTTGCTTGTCTTGGTCACGGTGCGCCCGCCGAGGGCCTTCGCCCCGGCCGACGCCGGCTGGCCCTCCGAGCTCCGCGGCGCCTTCGCCTTCGGCGTCTCCTTCGGGGCCTCGGTCTTCGCGGGGGCCTTCTGCTTGGAGGACTTCACGAACTCGCCCCACGCCTTCTTCCCGGCCGGCGAGGAGGCCCAGGCCTTGTACGCCTCGCGGGACTTCACCGCGTCGGCTGAGATCCCGGTCTTGTACTTCTTGCCGGTGGTCCGCTCGTAGACACCGATGGCGTCCTGGGCGGTGTGCTTCTTCTTCTCGGCCATCTCACTTCCTCCCGAAGCTGACTTCCCCCGACTCGACCTTCAGGTTCTTCTTCTTCCCCTTCACCGCAGGACGCTCGACCTCGTGGAGGGAACCCTTCCGGAGGGCCTGGTGCCCCCCATGGGTTCGCAGGCTGCCCTCGCTGTCGCCCATGTCGATGCTGTCGCCGCCGTAGACCTTCGTCCCGACCGGGGCCTTCTCCCACTTCCTCTGTCCCGCCCGCCTCACCCGTGGCGTCCCGCCCTTGAGGAGCGAGATCGTGCCGATGGCAGCAGCCGCATCCTTGGCGCTAGGCATGGATCTTCCTCTCCATCCGGCGCCCCTTCTTCGTCACCTTCGAGCCCTTCATGGCGCCCATTGAATTCATGATCGCGTAGGCCGACTCCTCTGCCGAACGCCCCTTGTAGGAGGGCTTGCCCCGAAGGCTGGCGACGATCTGTCGCTTCAGCTTCTCGGGCATCACCGTCTCTGGAGGCGCATCCTCATGGCCTCGCCGGCCTGCCCGGCGGTGGCCCGGCCCCGCCGGCCCTGGCGGGGCTTCGGTCGTCCCGCGCCCGGAGCTCGTGGCGCTCCGGAGGGCGGGGTGGTGCCGCCGGGCTGGTACGTGCCCTGCGGTCGGCCAGGTGGCATCCGGCGGTCGAGAGCTGGCTTCATCGCGTGTACTCCCTCAGTCCCTTCTCCATGCTCTTGGAGAGCGCCTGGGCCGCCTCGTTCGCCGACCGGCGCTTCGAGATCCGCTTGCCCCGCTTCCGGGGATGCGACACGACCGGCCCCGGACGGGTCTGCTCGTCGTAGTAGCTCGTCTCGTTGGCCTCGAGACGGTCGTAGTCCTTCCGGTTGTGAGCCGGGGGGACCCGGTGGTCATCCGAGGGCAGGGAGGTGTGCCCCTTGTCCCTCATGTTTCCGTGCATCTTTCCCTTCATCGCGTCCTCCTACGCGGCCGGCGGCGCGGGCTCTGGCGCGGGCTCTGCCCCCCCCGCGGCCGGTTCGCCCCCGGCGGGAGCCCCCATCGGCGCACCCTGCTCCATGACACTCAGCCTGTACGACTCGATCACGGCTCGCATCTCCATGAGCTTCTGGAGCTCGACGAGCCGCTTGGCCTCCACTCCGAGACGCTTCCCGGAGTCCTTCTCCCCGGTGACCGCCCGCATCGCCGGACGGAGGGTCGGGAGCATCCGCATCCAGACCTCCATGATGCGAAGGTGCATCGCCTCGGGGAGGAACCCGCCATCGGGCGGCGGCGGGAACTCCTCCATGATGGGCTTGTGCGGCGGCTCGGGCAGATCCATCGGCTCGGCACCAGGGGGCGCCGACTGCAACGCCTCGGAGTGGCTCTCGGCGGCCTTCTGGTAGTCCGCCGTGGCGGCCTCGACGAGCTCCTTGCCCTCCTCGTAGATCGTCCCCCACTCGCCGGGGTCCGCGGGTCCGTAGATCGGCTTCTGCGCGATCTCCTGGAGCTCGATCTGCCCCTTGAACTCCTCCCAGTTGGCGAGCTGCGGGATGACCTCGTCCCATTGGGCCTGGCGCTGCATGATGATGCACTCGTCCGAGAACCACCGCTTCGCCAGGACTGCGTACCAGATGACGGGATGCTCGATCGTCGGATCCGGAGTGTGGATGCTGTCCTCGTGGACGAAGTCGCTCCACGCCTCCTCGGCGCGGGTGACCTGGAGGTGGTCCCTCTCGTTCAGGTCCTTCGGGAGCCGCATCAGCTCGAGGATGCGGTCGACCTGGTCGGGCGAGGACGGCATGACGATCCCAAGCTGCATGGCCTCGGCGGTGGCCTCCTTGTTGTAGAGGGTCTGGTCGTAGCCTGCCCTGGCGGTGAGCTTCACGCGCATCGTCCCGAGAAGGTCGGTGCCGGTGTAGGACTTCTTCTCGTAGACCCCACCGTCCCGCTGGATCTCGTAGGTGGCGTCCTCCTTGCGGAAGCCCCACGCCATGCCCAGGACGTGCTCGAAGGCAGACTCGAACATCCTCGTCAGCGACCGTTCGCGGGGCCCGCGCTTCTGGCCCGCCTCCTCCGAGAGGAGCATCAGGCCGGAGGTGGTCTTCACGGATCCGGGAGACTGGCCGACCTCGATGTCCTGGGGGGCCCCCACCATCTGGGCGTCACGCAGCGTGTTGTCCCGCTCCGTCATGTACGGGCTGCCGGCGATGGCCTGGCCCGGGTAGAGGCCAGCCTGCGGGGTCCAGTTCGGGTCGACCGGGTCGTAGTAGATACAGGTGAACGACCCCTGCACGTCGTCTCGGGTGTAGAGCGTCGTCCCCTCGGGCAGCCACATATTCGGCTTGCCCCGCTCGCGGATGTCCACCATCTGCGCGTCCAGCTCGTTGAGGCGGCGCTGGATCGGCACCAGGTCGTCCACGACCGTGCGGGCCCAGAAGTTCTTGGGCCACCGCTTGAACCGGGCAAAGTGGTACTTCACCCGCGCGATCTTCTGGGGGCCGTCCTCGCCCTCGACCTCGACCATCAAGGGCTTCTTCGTGATCTGCTCGCCCACCGAGGCGAAGACCGCGCCCTGCTCTAGGCCGGGGATGTGCGGCTGGGGCTGGACGATGACCTCCCGCAGCTTCGCGTGGTTGTAGTAGGACTCGTACCCCGTCGAGAGGTTGTAGCCCATGTAGCCCGACAGGAGCGGCTCGGAGTAGATCGGGTTGTACCGGATCAGCTCTCGCGGCTCCTCGGGCCGGAGCTTGTCGGCGAACTCCGGGTAGCGGAGGGCGATGTACTCGAGGGACCGGATCGAAGTCTGCTGGTTGATGGTCTGCTCGTGGGGCTCGACGTTGATGCCACCGTTCTCGGGGAAGTACTCGTGGAGGGACACGACCTCGATGGCCGACTCCCCGGTGGGCACGAACATCCCGAGTTGCCGGCCGAAGGCGTCCTTCTCCGAGGCCTCGGACTCGTTGATCGGGTAGGACGAGAGCTCGTGGACCTCCTGGCAGAAGGGGCAGTTCCGCAACTCGACCATCTTGATCCCGCGCGGGTGGAGGGCCGAGGCCTCACCCGACTTGGGATCGACGTCCATGAGCGTCTCCTTGTGCATGAGATCCATGGGCCCGTTCGGTGTGGGCGCACCCACGGTGGCGAAGGCCCGGGGGACCTGGCGCGACGCGAACCGGGCGCCGCACCCGGGACAGGTGGCTGTCTCTCCGGAGGAGATGAGCGACACCTCCGTGTCGTTCTCGTCCCACCAGGTCCGCAGGATCGAGACGGCGTCGATCAGCAGATTGAAGCTCAGGTCCTCCCGCTTCTGCTCCCACAGCACCTTGCCCGTCTCCCACTTCAGGATGTCGGTGGCCAGGCGCGCCGCGGCCATCCACTCGGGCTGGTTCTTCCCGGGCTCGGCCTCGGGGACGAACTCCTTGCGGCCCAGGCGGGCGATCTCGTTGTCCACGGTGGGCGAGATGATGTTGGTGACCGGCCGGGGGAAGGCGGCGACGCTGTTCCGGTAGACCTCACGGAAGTGGTAGACCCCGTTCCCGGGGGCCAGCTCGGCCCTCGCCTCGATCCACTGCCGGCCGAGGTAGAACCAGAGATTCAGGGCGGCCCGCTGGGTGTGGTAGCGGCGGCGGTGCGACATGATGTTCATGTGCCGCTCCATCCATCCCCGCACGTCCTCGTCGCTGGAGTTCAGCGTCGGGAGGGCGAGCCAGGTGTCCTTCTGCTTCGCCGGCTGGATGGACGTCGCCGCTTGGGTCATCACTCAACCTCGATTGCGGGCTTTCCCGGCGGGCGCTCGTAGCCCGGGTACTGAGGCAGCGGAACGGAGGGAGGAACCACCTTCGCCGGGTCGATGGGCCGCGGCGGCCGGAGGCGGCGGTCGATTCCCGGGTCGGCGATCTCCGTGAGCCGCTTCGTCAGCGTCTCGTTCTGCCGGTGAACCTGCTCGAGCTCGGCCCGGAGGTGGGTGATCTCCTCCCGCCTGGCCTCGCATCCTTCGCACTTCTTGAACCAGCCCATCCCTTCCCCCCTACTGCAAGCCCGGAAACTGCATCTGCCGCGGGTCGTGCTTCTGCGCCGCGGCGATCTTGCCCTGGATCTTCTCGCGGAGCTCGTGGGCCAGGAGCTCCTTGTTGTTCGTCGGCAGGGCCTCGGCGGCGATCCGCTCCTGGGTGTTCTCCCAGCCCCAGGACCTCGGCATCAGGTGGGTGATCGCCTGGACCATGGCGTCCACCATGTCGTCGTGCGTCCCGTGCGGGAACTGCGCCGCCTCGTCCACCAGCGTGGCCGCCCAGGACACCCCGCGGGGCAGCCAGGCCTGGCCGCGCTCGATGACGGCGGCCACGGAGTTCACGCCCCAGTGGAGCCGCGTCTCCTTCGACTTGCCCTTGGTCCCGACCGGGGTGATTCCTCGCATCTCGCGCTGGAGGAGCTGGATGATGGCGAAGCCGGAGGCCGACCGCTCGATGAGCTTCGTCCTGGCCTGCGGGTACTGCTCGCAGATTTGCTTGATGGCGCGGATCGTCTCCGGCGTGTCGAGGCGCTGGCGCACACAGTCGAGGGCGTAGAAGTCCCGGCCCAGCCGGCCCCACACCTGGCCGACGACGTAGTCCGAGGAGTCGGCGTTGTCGAAGGTGGGGTCCCAGCTCTGGATGATCTGGTCGAACTCGTCCAGCTTCGGGGCGGTGTCGTACCACTTCCACCAGAGCCGCTTGATGCCGGCGCCCTCGGGCGGCGACGGGTTCTGCTGGTACAGGGACTCGAAGACGCGCGAGCCCATCTGCGCCCGCTTGTTCTCGAGTTCGACCTCATCGAAGCGATCCGGCCAGAGGGCCTCGCCCTCCTCCCGTCCCAGCGGGTCCTCGTGCCCGGCCAGGGCGGCGAGGTTGAGGATGCGCCAGTACTTCGCCTCGGGGCTGGCGAGGATGCGCCCGGCCAGGTCGTCCTCGTGCCACCGGGTCAGGATGAGGATGAGGACGGCTTGGGGCTCCTCGCGCGAGAGGAAGGTGCTCTGCCACCACTCCCAGAGGTTCTCGCGCATCCGTTCGGAGGCGGCCTCCTCGGCGTTCTTGATCGGGTCGTCGATGATGCCGAGCTTGAAGCCCTTACCGGTGATCGGCCCGCCGACGCCGGCCGTCGTCATCCCGCCCCGCTGCGGTGTCTCCCATCGGTGGGCGGCCCGGGAGTCCTCGACTATCTTCGTGCCGAGGATCGGGTAGAGCTCCTCGGTGGTCCGGCGGGCCAGGCGGCCCCACTTCGCGGCGAACTCTGCCTCGTAGCTGCAGAGGATGATCGGGGTGGACGGGTCCAGGGAGAGGGCCCAGACCGGAGTCCAATGGGAGCACAGCTCGCTCTTGCCGTGCCGCGGGGGCATGGTCACCATGAGCCGGCGGGGGTGGCCGGGGCGGCGGGCGACCAGGTCGACTATCTCCTGGGAGAGGAGCTCGAGGTGTGGCGCGTGAACGTAGGGCCGGGGCATGTTGCGCGTCGCCGTGGTGGCGAGCGCCAGGGGGCTCAGGAGGTGAGCGTAGTCAGTTTCGTGAATCATCGAGTCGTCCGGGTGCGGGCAGCTCCGTCAGGCGGCGGCTGGAGCGGCCCACGGCGATGTCCAGAACCTTCCCGTCCTTCTTCCCCTCTGCGATGATCTCCTTGACCTCCTTGCGGATGTCCTCGAACCTCTGGCGCTCCGCTTCCTCGTCGGCCCGGTCGGGCTTGGGGTCGCCGTAGCCGTAGCGGTAGAGCCAGGCCTCGATGGCGCCGGCCTCCCCGGCGATGAGCCGGTCGCGCAGGGCCTCGATGTAGCTGGCGTCCTCCAGGAGCTCGCGGGCCCGCGCCTTGATCGGGCGGTTGTACTCGCGGGTCTTCGTGACGATCTTCCCGTCTGGGTTGTCGTCGCCGCCGGGGCGGTTCTTCTTCAGGTTGCGCTCTCGCTTGCGCTGCCCCGGAGTCTTATGCAAAGCAGTGCCCCATCAGGAATCCGGAGATGAGAGCCAGCAGCAGCCACGGCCAGGGGAGCTGCTTCACGTACTTCTGGAGAACCGCGGTGATGTGGTTGTCCGGCGTCTCGTCGTTCAAGGTCTTGATCTCGATGCCCAGGAGGGCGGCGCCCCAGGCCACGGTGGCTCCGATGACCCAGAGCAAGGTCTTCTTCTGCGCGCTGCTCACTCCAGGCCTCCGTCGCTGTGGCACTCCTCGAGCACCTTCTCGAAGTCCTCGGGGTCCCGGTACATCTCCAGGGCGGTGTCGCACGCGGCCTCGCGGGCCACGTAGTCCTGTAGCGTCTCGTAGGTGGTGTCGAGGATGCGCTCGGCGCGAACGCCCTCGGTGGCCGCGCTCTCGGCGGCCCGGAGCTCACCGGTCACGGAGTCCTCGAGACTGCCGGCGCCGAAGGATCCGGCGATGGCGATGACCAGGACGACGAGCTTGCGGATGACCGGGAGCCACTCGGCGAGCTCGAACTTGGGTGCCGCTTCCACGTCAACGCACTCCCTCCGCTTCGGCCGTGGAGCCGAGAGCGGAGCACCAGGTCTTCCAATGCCCTCTGCAGTTGCTCTGTGCCGGGTTCCCTCGCCAGCCGGGGACCGGCTCTCCGTTGCACTCCCACTTCTGGTCGCAGAGCTCGGCCTCGCAGGGCTCTCGCTCCTCGTGGCCCTCGGGCCTGACCGGGCAGCCGCCCCTGGCGATGCACCCCGGCGCCCCGCACGGGCCCGTGCCCGGCATACAGCACATCCCGATCTCGGCGCAGTACTCGGGCTGGCCCACCGTGATCCAGGTGCAGTCGAGGATGCCGTTGTGCTCGCCGCAGTTGAACTTCATGCGGGTCAGGTCCGGGTGCGGCGCTCCGCACTGTCCAGGCGGGACCTCGCCGCAGTCCACGTACCAGCCGTCCTGGTTCGCGTGCGGCGCCCAGATGACCTTGCCGCCGCCGTAGTTGTAGACCTTGTAGTTCTCGTGCTTCCGGCCGTCGCAGAAGTCGGTGCCCTTCACGCTGATCTGGTCGCTGGCCCCAGGTGGGGTAGCCTTGTGGCGGCCAGCGCAGAGGCCCAGCTCGCGCAGCTTGTCCTCGACCATGCCCATCCAGATGTCAGGGTGGAACGTGACCGGGCAGTCACTCCCGACAGCGCAGCCGGTGAGCTCGGCCATGACCTTGTTGACCGCGGACCCGAAGGTGCCGGGGTTGCTCGTGCCGGTGAAGGCGTCCTCGGGGAGGCCCTGGGGGAAGGAGCATCCCTCCGGCGGTGGGTCGACCTCGCAGGGCTCCCAGACGTCGCCCACGTAGCAGTCGCAGTCCCTCACCCGCACCGTCCCGCCGCGATCCGTGAACGTCTCGCACTGGGGCTGCGGGAGCGGGTCCTGGCAGGGGATGGCCTCCTCGCAGTAGTAGGGGTCGTCCGAGGGGTTCGTCTTGCACGGCGACTCGGGGCTCGAGCACTTCTGCCCCACCTCGTTGCACCAGGGCCAGTCCGGGTAGGGGCAGTTGTCCTGGTGGCAGATCAGGTCGGGGCCGCACACCTGGCCCTCGGGGCACCCGACGTCGGCGCACGTCGCCGGCCGGCAGGACCCGTCGTCGCAGACCTCGCCCTCGGGACAACCAGTCTCCTCGCAGGGCGGGATCTCGACGCAGGCGTAGGTGCCGTCCTCCTGCTCCTCGCACTGGAAGCCCGCGCCGCAGCCGAACAGCCGGCAGTCCTGGGGGATGGGCGGCAGGTTGCCTCCGCAGGAGACAATGAGGGCAAGACCGAGGACGATAGACAGAGTTCTCATGCGGCGACCCCCTCCCCCGGCCGGCTACCCGTCCCAGAGTGTCGACCACAACATATTGTGGTGTCAAGGAAATGCTTGACATACGCTGGCGCCAGCGTATAGATTCCGAACCATGGCTGAGTACCCCGTTCACCCGAGGAAAACCGGTCGGCGATACGACCGACCCAAGAGCCGCAAGAAGGCAGAGAAGGCCGGATCCGTGCTTAGCCAGAGGCGAGCGAGCCGAGATGAGATGTCCGAGGCTGGCCGCACTCTGCACGAGCGGCGCTACTCTCTCATGACCAAGAAGCAGCGGACCGCGCAGGCCTCGAAGGCAGCGTCGGCCTATTGGGCCGGGATGTCCGAGGACGAGCGGAAGATCGAGATGCGTCGGCGGCACCGCGTCAAGCGCAAGCGGCGCATGGCCGCACGAATGGAGCGGATCAAGAATCCGCAGAGCTGAAGTGACCAAAGGGGGGAAGCGTGTCCAAACTCAAGCCCGGGGTGTATCACAACGTCGACTTCGACACCTACGCGGCGTGGCCGGCGGTGAACCACGGTCTGCTCCACCACTTCCGAAAGACCCCGGCCCACGCCCACTACGCCCGCACCCACGACGAGGAGTCGAAGGCAAAGGCCCTCGGCTGGCTCGTCCACCTGGCCGTCCTCGAGCCGGAGAAGTTCCGGGATGAGGTCGTCATCGCGCCGAAGGTGGACAAGCGCACGAAGGTGGGCAAGGCCGAGTGGGCCCGGTTCGAGAAGGCCTCCGAGGGCAAGTACATCGCCAGCCCCGACGACCATGAGGTGGCCCAGACGATCCTGCAGAACATCGAGGGCCACGCCTTCGCCCGGGAGCTGATCCGCGCCGAGGGAGCCCAGGAGCTCTCCATGGTCTGGAGGGACGAGGCTACCGGGGTCCTCTGCAAGGGACGCATCGACCGGCTGACCATGGTGTCCGACGCCCCCATCGTGGTGGACGTGAAGACGGTCGGAAAGCCGGCGAGCACCCACTCCTTTCAGCAGTCGGTCCAGGAGTACGGGTATCACGACCAGGCCGCCTTCTACCTGATGGGCCTGATGAAGCTGGTGCCCCAGGAGGAGATCCCCAAGTTTGCGTGGGTCGCCTGCGAGACGAAGCCGCCCAACCTCGTCCGGGTCTTCGAGGCCGAGGAGGAGGCCCTGGCGATCGGCGCCGACAACATGGCGAAGGCCCTCCGGACCTTCAAGGAGTGCGACGATTCAGGCTTCTGGCCCGGCTGGGGCGACGGAATGGACACCGCGGGCTTGCCGCCGTGGGTCTACAAGCGGTACGACGTCGAGTAGGGGGGGGAGAGATGAGCGAGAGCAGCGATCCGCGCCAGCGGATTGGAGTTGACGACGAGGGTCGACCGCAGCTCCAGAACGTCGGCGACCTGATCCAGATGGCGACGTGGTGCTTCGAGTCGGGCTTTCTGCCCAACCACATCAAGAACGCCAAGCAGGCCTTCGCCATCATGCAGTACGGGGCCCAGATCGGGCTTCCGCCCTTCCCGGCCTGGCGGTTCATCTACCAGACCAAGGGGGGCAAGCTCGCCATCGAGACGAAGGGGGCCCTGGCCGTCGTCCAGTCCAAGCCCACCTACGAGGACTACCAGGAGCGCATCGAGGGCACCGGGGAGGAGATGCGGGCGGTGGCGGTGGCCCAGCGGAAGGGGCACAAGCCGGTCATCAAGGAGTTCTCCTACGCCGACGCCCGCGCCGCCGGCCTCACCCGCCGGCCCAAGACGCGCGAGGGCCGGGAGTACGACGGGCCCTGGCAGGCGTACCTCAAGGACATGCTCCTCTCGAAGGCCCGCGAGCGGGCCCTGGGCATCGCCTTCGCCGCGGAGCTGGGGGGCATCCCCATCGAGGGCGTGGCCGAGGAGATCGAGGCCCGCCAGTCCCAGCGCGCCGGCGCCGCCCGGGACCTGAAGAAGCACATGAGGGTGGTCGAGGGCGAGGTGGCCAGGGCCCTCCCGGAGGGGAAGCCCCGGGAGACGCTCGTGGACCTGATCCGCGGGAAGGACGTCCAGGTGGTCGAGACACCCCCGCCCGAGGAGCGTCGTGTCTCAGCCTACAACCCGGAGGGGGTCGAGATCGGGTACACGGAGGAGGTCGTCAAGGAGGCGCCGCCGGCCGATCCCATCGAGCAGGTGATCTCCGATCAGGTGGACGAGGCCCTCGGGGACGGCCCCTCGAGCGTCACCTGCGAGGGCTGCGGGACCATGTACCACATCGACCGGGAGGGGTGCCCGGAGTGCGGCGTCGCCAAGGGGGAGGGCCCGCCCCCGGCCGAGGCGCCCCCGGAGCCTGAGCCGGAGCCCGAGGGGTCGCCCTTCGCCCAGGCGCTCCGGCGGAAGGCCAAGACCCGGCAGGCCCAGATGTTCCAGGACGAGGAGTAGGGCCCCCGTGGCCCCCCTCCAGGAAGACGGCAGGGTGCGCCATCTCACCCGACAGGTTGGCTACCTGCCGCTCTCGCTCCGTGCTCTGTCGTCTTCCTCGAGGGGGGCCGCGTGAGGGCTGCGTGGTGGTGGGTGGACCGGTGGCGTAAGTCTACTGCCTACACCGACATGACCCTCGCCGAGCAGGGTGCCTACCGGAACCTCCTCGACGAGCTGTGGCTCCGTGACGGGGTCCTCCCGAACGACGAGCGCATCCTCGGGAAGGTGTCTGGTGACGCCCTCGCGTGGCCCGAGGTCAAGGATAAGGTGCTGTCCTACTTCGAGTTGCGTGAGGATGGGTGGCATAACCCCACCCACGATGAGATCCAGGCCGAGTCTCAGAAGCGGGCAGAAAGACAGAAACGTTACCGCAACGGGCAGCGTAACGTTACACGTAACGTTGCCCCTTCTCCGTCTCCGTCTCCGTCTCCGTCTAAGGATCAGTCTCCGAAGGAAACGGACGGCACGGCTGACGCCGTGCTGGCGGTCTTCGAGTACTGGAAGAAGCGGACCGGACGCACGGAAGGCGTCGTCCTGACCCCGAAGCGGAAGGCCTGCCTCAAGGCCAGGCTCAAGGAGCAGCCCGGGGAGACGCTCGAGGAGCGGGTGGCCGCCCTGAACATGGCCGTCGACGGGGCGATCCTCGATCCGTTCTACGCCGGCGACAACGACAAGGGGAAGAAGTATTGGGACTTCGAGTCGATCTTCCGCAACCGGGACCGGGTGGAGAAGCTGCAGCACGTCGGCCGCTTCCGGGAGGCGGACCCCTCCTTGGAGCCGGTCGAGGATGCCGTCCCGGAGCGTGCCCAGGACGCCTGCGAACTCTGGCGTGGCATCAAGACCATCCTGTCGGGTACGATTCCCGGCCAGAACTTCGTCACCTGGTTCAGGCCCACGGAGGGGCACGGATGGGAACTCGACGAGGCCAGCGACACGCCCGTGCTCGTCGTGGCCGTCCCGAGCCAAGAGCACAAGCGACAGATCCGCGAGGTGTACGGCGACCGGATCAAGAAGCTGCTGTCCAACCGCGGCGTGAAGCTCATGCGCCTCGCTGTCCAGGGGCCGTGAGGCACTCCGCAACGTGGACCTGTGGTGCCTGTGGCCGGCAGTTCCCGGCCTCGATGCTGTCAACCAAGGGAAAGTGCTGGTGGTGCCAGCACGGAGTTGAGATCAGGAGGCAAGATGACCGACGCAGAACAGCCCACCGAGGAACAGCTCGCCGCGGCCGTCGCAAAGCACCGCGAGATGAGGGCTAAGTCCTTCCAGGCCCTCGCCCACTCCGTCTGTATGCTCTCGAGCTCGCTGGCTGTGACGCTCGTGGTCACGGACCTCACGGGCGACAAGGACGGGGAGGCCATGGAGGCCCAGACCCAGCAGTTCACGGTCTGCCCCTACGGCACGAACCCGCTCCTGGACCACATGGGTCGGGGGGCCGAGCTCATCTACGAGAAGCAGCAGGAGATCCTCACGGAGGTGCGCGAGGCCCAGGAGAAGGCGAAGCAGGAGGCCGCCGAGAGCCTCCCGATGCCGGGCGAGGATGATGACCCCTCCGACCGGCCCTCGTGAGCCCTACGAGAAGCCCCGTGTGAGCCGCCGGCGCCGGAGCCAGGGGGAGATCACCCTCTCGCGCCACATCGCGTGGGAGGGCCTCCCAGAGCCCGAGCTCGAGTACCACTGGGCCCGGGACGAGGGCCGGCGCTTCCGTTTCGACTTCGCCTGGCCGAACCGACTGCTGGCCGTCGAGGTGGACGGGGGCAAGTTCATGATCCGCCGGTCCCGGAAGCAGCGGGGCCGCATGGTCGTCGTCGGCGCCCATAACCGGCGAGAGGACCTCGAGCGCCAGAACCTCGCCGCGCGCCTGGGCTGGACGGTGCTACGCTACACCCCCGACATGGTAGCGAAGGGGGAGGCGATCCGTGAGCTCAAGGCTATGCTGCTTCGTCCTGTGCTTGACGATGCTCCCGGCGTGCTCAGCGAAGATCCGGGTCCCGGTAGCAGCGGGGGCTGACCTCCTCACCACCGAGATGGCCCTCCAGCGTGGCTTCGTGGAGGGTAACCCCCTGGTCCCGGAGACTCCCGCCGGCCGGGCAGCCTTCAAGGTGGCCGGCGCCGGCCTCATCCTGGTCATCAGCCATGAGCTCCGGGAGCGGGGGCACCCGAAGATGGCGGGCTTCCTCGAGTGGACCGCGACCATCCTGTGGGGCGGGGCCGCGGCCTGGAACTCCTACCTGATGGCTACTGGAGGGTCGGGTGGAGCGGGTGAATGAAGGGCTGGGGCTGCTGGGGCCTCACCAGCTCCATGACCTGGCTGACCTGAACGATCGCCTCTGAGGGGCTCTCAGCCTTCCAGCAGACGAAGATCACCGGGGCGGTCAGGTGGATCGCCCGCCCATCCCGGTGGATCACGCACGCGGTCGGGCCCTGCTGGTGGGAGTCGAAGTAGATCGTCATGTGGTCCAGCGACAGCATGTCCAGGAGCCCGCGCCCGCTCTGGGTCGCCTCCTTCTCGAGCCAGCCTACCGACACCGCGCGGACCTTCCGGATCGAGAGCTCGCCCCCGTCCAGCTTCATCACGTAGGTCACGGGTACACCTTCTCCAGCACGATGCACCGCCAGGCGCCCAGCCGCCTCATGCAGGCCTTCACGTCGCGGTGGTCGTCGTCGTCCCTCTGGCCGTGCTGCTTGAGCCAGAGGTGGCAGACCTCATGGTACGCTGTCCTGCAAAGTTCATCCGGCGGCGCCCACCCCAGGAAGTCCCGGTCGATCCAGACCACCGGGTGGGGAGGGTACACCCAGGCCTCGTACTTCCTCGAGAGGCCCACGCGCACCTCGACGCGGCCCACGCCCCCCTCGTGAGCCGCCCGGTTGATATGGGCCTCGAAGCACTCCAGAGGCGAGGCCCCCAGCAGCAGGATCAGGGCGAGGGACTGCACGCCTCCTCCTTCTCGAGCTCCGCGGCCCGCTCCTGCGCCCGCTCCCAGGCGTTCGGACCGGTGAAGATGGTGGCCAGGACGCCCTTCTTCGTGTCCTTCACCTGGACGTTCTCCCCGAGGATCGGGTGGAAGGACTCGACGCAGATGAAACGTTCACTCATTCAACACTCTCCCGCCGGCACTCGACGCACACCGGGCGCCGCTTGCCGATGAAATCGACGTGCCCATCGGTCACCACCCCGCACGCCGCACGCCAGGTGTCGACCAGGACGTGCAGCTTGTTCGCCCCCGCGACGGAGCCGAGAGCGCGGGGGTAGGTGGTGACGCCCTCTCGGTCAGGCTCAGCCCAGGCTGGGAGGGGCATCGGTGCCCTCCATCACCCAGCGGACGGCGGCGTCCATGGTCTTCGTCCGGGTGCTCTCGACCCCGGTCAGCAGCCAGCCCAGCTCCCCCGGCGAGGCGCCCACCGAGGGCTCGAACTGGCCCCAAAACGCCGTGAAGCCACCGGGCCGCGGCCAGACCAGCGCCCGGAAGACCGTCTCCCCAGCCATCCGATCAATCCGGAGGCCTTGGTCCGTCATCCAGACCCTCACCGTGTCCGTCATCGCATCGCCTTCCTGGCCCAATGGGCCATCTCCCGGGCGGCGTAGTACGCCTCGGGCGCCAAGTCGTCCCGGTGGTCGTAGTCGAGCTCGCCAACGTGGTCCTTCCAGACCGCGTCTTTCAGGATGGCGAGCAGGCGCCGGCGGGCGGCGAACATCGCCCGCCGGGCGTAGTGCCGGCTCCTGGGGTTCATGACTCCCCCTCGCCGCAGCCGTCGTCGTAGGAGGTGCGCGGCCACCAAGCCCCCTGTCCCTCGCGCTGGATTGGCTGAGGTGCCTTCGCCCGGCATTCGCCGTACTTCTGGCCCTCGCTGCTCTCGTCCAGCTTCCAGTACTGGCAGTCTCCGCAGTCGATCAGGTACTTCATTCGCTCCCCTTCTCTTGCTCGGCGCGGCGGTCGCAGTCGTCGCAAACCCCGCTCTCCTCGTAGGTCACCTCGCCCGTCTCGATGTCCAGGAAGGCCTCCCGCCGGGTGATCCTCACCCTGTAGACCTCGGACCCGCAGTCCCGGCACCGGAAACTCGTGTACATCTCGATCATCGGTCCCCCCATCCTCTGCTTGAGCTCGGCCAGGCGCCGGTCAGGCCCCGGCCCGTGCGTGGCGGCGTAGTGCTCGAGGTCCGGTAGAACCTCCTTCACCGCGCGGAGTAGATCGCTCATCGGTCCTCCTCGGGCCAGCGCCGCGGTGGTGGTGGCTGTCGATCCCGGAGCAGGCGCCCCAGGCACGGCCCCACCACCACCGCCACCGCGAGCCAGCAAAGCAGCGTGCCCAGGATCAGCGCGAGCCAGTCAGGCATCCCGAGTCCTCGAGTACCACTCGACTGCCTCCGGGTCCAGCTCGCAACTGGCGCAGAGGCCCTCTCGCTGGCCCGCGCATGAGAACGGCCGCTCGCAGTTGGCGCAGAGGTAGACCCCATCGTCGACGTCTGGCTCTGGTGGCTCCTCGGGCTCCTCATCCGGGAGCTCCCCGATGGAGGCGAGCACCACCCGGGCGTCGTCCACCGTCTCCGCCACCCCCTGATCGAGCAGCAGATTCACAGCCCCGAAGCCCCCAAGGTCCTCGCCCAGCTCGCGCCGGCACTTCTCGAGCACCTCGCGGGCGTGGAGCTTGCGCCCCAGGTCGCACAGCGGGCACCGCCCCAGCCTGCACCGCCCCTCGGCCTCAGACACCATCGGGCTTCTCGTAGTGCTCGAGGGACCACCGCCCCACCGTGTTGCCGTTCAGGTCCCGGAGGGGAGCTCCGGCGTAGCCGGCCTCGACGTCTGCCGCGGCCTCCCGGAGGAGGCGGGCCACCTCGGCGCCCGCCTGGCCCTCAAACGCCGCGTTGCGCGTGTCGACGATCATGCGGAACATCAGCACCCTCCCTTCCCGGGGATAGCCCGGTAGCAGACCTCGGCCCCATAGGGGCGGGGGTCGTCGGCGTCGCGCACGTAGAACACGCCCGACCGGCCCCACTTGTCAGGGCCAGCGACGTAGTAGACCACCGCGCGGCGGCCGGTTCGGGCTAGCAGGGATTCCGCTTGTGCGATGGCGGCATCCTTCAGGCCGGGCAGCATCAGACCACCTCCCGGAACGGAGTCGGCATCTCCCGCCGGCGCCGCTGGGCCTCGCGCTCCTCCCACGTCTCGTGCCACCACCACCGCTGGCGGACCGGGACGCAGAGGCCCACCTTGCCCCAGTCGTCATACCGCCCGGAGGGGACCTCGAGCTTCACCGTCGCCCCCCGGCAGTCGCCTTGGAACACCGGCCGGACCCCGTAGGGCTCGAGCTCGGCCCGCATCCTGGCCTCGATGCGGTGCTCTTTCGCCTGCTCCTGGATGGTCAGCTCCCGGAGGCTGCACGCGATGCACTGGAGGCGCTCGTATGTCGCCGCCCACCGCATCACCCGCCGGGACACCGGCTCCGGCACGCCCTCCACCCGGAGGGCCTCCACAAACCGCCCTCTCTCGCTCTCGTGGCTCACCAGATCACCTCCCGCGCCGGGCGCCGCTGGAAGGGGATCAGCCGTCCGCACCCCTCCGCGCGCTGCTCTGTCTCGTCGTCGTCCTCGCCGATGCACCGCACGCCCCCGGGCTCCACCGCGAAGCAGGAGCACCCGCAGCCGTCGCACTGCTCGAGGTAGAGCACCTCGCCCACCGTCCGGCCCTCCTCGACGTGCTGCGGCTCGCCGGAGCGGACCTCAACGCACAAGGTGGGCTCGTCGCACCGTAGGCAGGGGCAGCACGGCCCCCCGTCGCACCCCTGGCCCTCGATGCGGGCCACATCCCACGCGCTCAGGCTCATCGCTCCTCCCGTGCGGTCCAGATGAGACGCTCACCCATGCGGATGAAGGGCTCCGGGTCCGGGTCGGACCAGTAGCCGAGCTCCGTCGCCTCGTCCCGCTGGACTCCAGGGGGCCAGGAGACGAGGACCGACCCGAGCAGCGCCTCGGCCCGCGCCTGTGCTGCTGCCTTGGCCAACCGTCCGGATCCGTGCCACATGGCCCGGACGGTCAGGGCTCGCTGTCTGCGGTCGCTCATCACCAGTCTCCAAAGGTGCAGACAGGCCCACATCCGGCCCGCCGGCAGTCGTGTCGCCTGATCTCCTCGGTGCGCCGCGCCTCGTCGCGCGTCCGGCCCCAGCCAGGCCGGGGAGCTGCGCCGCCGTCCAGCTCCGCACACCGGGGGCATCCTGCGACCCGCCGGCCGAACACCACCGCATGAGAGTGGCGGGTGTGGGGGGCCGAAGCCCCCCGGCTCGAGGCGCTCACCCCTGCCCCCGGTCGGGGATCAGGACCAACACGCGCTCGCCCGTCTGGTCCTCGTCCTCCGCGATGTCAACCCGCGCCACGTCATCCAGATCAGCTCCACCGGGCTCCTGGACGACCACGAACGACCAGCGCTCGAGGCCCTCCATCCAGCCGCGGAGCTGCTCAACCGTGAGCGGGCTCACTCGCCCGGCTCCAGCTCGACCCGGCCCGACTCCACCGCCACCGCCGACGACACCATCCCCGACCGGACGAACGCCGCGTCAATCTCGCGGTCGAGCTCACAGTCGGGACATGGGCAGTCCAGGTGATGGGGAACGAACCCGGCCTTGATCTCTCGGCCCATGGTCCTCTCCTCCGTGTGTAGGGGTGGCAGGGCCAGGCAGCTCTCCCACTGCCCAGCCCCACCGGATGACGTAGAGCAGACAGGAGCGGGAGCGGCTGCGGGGGGGAAGGAAGCCCCGTCTGATGCCTGTGACCCGCCGTGCTGTGCTGCCCTCGCCATCCTTCTTCTAATGTAGGTCTGCCAAGTCTAGGCGCCAGAGGAAGATATGGGGGTTCAGCCCGACACACCCCAACATCTTGGGGTAGCCCCAACACCTTGGGGTAGACCAGGGACACCCCCATATCTTGTGGCGTAGCGGAGGCGAAGGTGCGCCCGGCCCGCGGCCCCGGCCCGGCCCGCCCGCCGGCGAGCGCACCGCGGGGCGTGTTACGTGCGCGTAACGTCAAGGCCAGGTGGCTCGAGGCCGCGCGCCACACCTCGGCCGAGGGAGGGGGGCTCCGGGGACATGCGATGAAGGACGTGGGTCGGCAAGCAACCGACGAGGCAGGCCGGAGGGGGCAGGCCCGCGGCCAGCTCGAGGCGGGGGAGCTCAGCCTGCTGTGGGCCAGGCCGGCCAGGTGGTGGGTGCTCCTCTCCTTCTAAGTTGCTCTGTCTTCACATCATGGTGACGTAATGTCTTTTAGCGGACGCTGGCCCCCGGCCCCGGCCCCCGCCGCGGGCACCCCCACCAGGACCCGGTCGGTTCCCGCAGGGCGCCCCGGGGCCAATCGTAGGGTCCCACCCCTCGACCTCACAACCCTCCTCACGTCATACGCTCGCGGTCGTTATACGCTGGCGGTCGGGATGGGACCCCACGGTTCAGTCCTGGTCGTGTGGGGGCTCGGTTCGGCCCACGGTGTCTTCGCCGGGGGGCAGATCGGGCGATGGGGTGTCGTGTTCCGACGTCGATGGGGTGCTGGGCTGGGTGTCGTCGGGTCCTGGGGTGGGGTCTGCGTTGGAGAACTCGAAGTATCCGACCTCTCGGGACTCGAATTCTGGGGTGAGGTCGGGCTGGCCGGGCTGGACGACGTCGTCGGAGTGGGGTGGTGTCCAGAAGGGGATGATCTGGTGCATGGCGCGGCCCTCGCCGGCGTATGGGGTGGTCTCGAGGGCGTCGTGTGCCTTCTGGACGAGGTGCTGGAGGGCTTCGGCGAGGGGCTTGCCGTCCAGTTCGTGGACGGAGACGTCGATGATGGCGCGCTTCGTGCGGATGGTGAAGCCGTTGGGGGGTGCTTTCGGGGTTTCGGTCATTTGGGGCTCCTTTTCGGTTGAACGTAGGTCTGCGGCGAGTGCGTCGAGGGGGTACGGGGCCATCAACGGGGTCAGGCCCGGTTCTCGTCGAGCTTGTGGTCGCCGCACCAGTCGGCGGGGAAGACGACGGGGTAGCCGCCCATGGTGGGGGCGTGGCGCCGGCAGCGCCCGAGGTCCTGGCGATCGGGCTGCTCCTCGCCCTTGGCTGGGGGTGTGGCGGCTTTTCGGACGTAGAACATGCAGGTTCGGCAGGACATGGCGGTGGAACGGTGCTTCCAGGGGTCAGGGTTCATGATTTCTCCTTTTCGGTTGAACGTAGTTGCGGCGTTCGCGGTAGATGTGTCGGAGCCAGCCGACGTACTCGGGCGGGCTCATGTGCCTCCAGCCGCGGGAGGCGGTGACGTTGTAGACCCAGAATCCGCGATCTATCTCGTCCAGGATCGGCACGACGGCGTAGAGGGGGACCTGGAGGCGTTCGGCGAGGTGCCTGAGCATCATGCCCTGGGGTCTGGTGGTGGCGAGCTTGTCCAGGACCTTCTCGAGGAAAAGGGGAGAGGGGTCAGGGTGGCACCATTCGGGGTCCGCCACCGAGAGTTCGAGGACGGCGACGGGGACTGGCTCGTCGGAGATGATGGTGTATTCGACCTGGTCGGCGTCTCCGACCGCACCGTGGCCGAGCTGGGTGCGCCAAGTGCGGTAGAACTCGGTTCGGTCGGCCCCGCCGGCCTTGGACCAGTTGTCGTTGTAGGTCACGGGTCCTCCCGGGGTCCGGAAGGGCCATTTTCGGCCTCCTGGGGCTCCTGACAGCCCGAATGGGCCTCCGAGAAGGCGTCCGCGAGGTTGCACCACACCGAAATGGGCTTCGGGAGGCTGATTTCCGCGATGTCGCCGCATCTGCGGCACCGGAAACGGGCTCCGTTGGCCTCTGCGACGACCCAGGGGACCTTTCTGCTCATCTGACGCTCAAGACGGCGCCCACGAGGGCCCCGAACATGGCCCAGACGGTCAAAACGGCGGCCCAGATGGCCCTTTTCAGGCCTCTCATGGCGAGCCAGGCCTCGAAGGTGTGGTGCTCGAGGCCTTCGAGGGTGTCCACGAGGCTCCGGCCGAGCCGGATCGAGCCACATTCGGTGCAGTCGGGGTCTTCACAGCCTTCGAATGGAGGGTGTCCGAAGGTGGGGTTCACGTCATCCTCCTCTCAGCCGGTCCCAGAGGGCCCGGAGCTTGCCGGCGAGCCACATGAGCGCGTTTCGCTCATGGGTGGGGCGGTAGTAGTAGACCTTCTGGGTATCGAGGCGCATCTGACGGAGCTCGTTGAGGCGATCCTGCTCCCTGAACAGCTCCGGCAGGAACATGGTGGAGCACCGCCGGCAGACGCACGATGGGGGGTGTGGCCGCCCGCCAGGGAGTCGCCAGTCGACGTCGGGGTTCTCATCCTCTTTCCGCATCGTCCTCCCCCAGTAGCTCGCGGGCCTTGGCCCTCCATGCCAGCCACTCATGCGCAACGTCGTCATCGGCCAGCGGCTTGTCCTCGTCCACGCAGAGGGGGTACATGGCATCGACCACCCCCACCGCCTCCCGCAGGCACCTCTCCACAGTCTCCCGCACCGCCTTCTCCCACTCCCTGTCCCTCTCCTCCCGCACGCGGGCGAGGAGGACGGCGAGGGTTTCCACCTCATCGGGGTAAAACCGTGGCTTCCCAACCCATTCCCTGAGCCACTCCCGGGCCCTCGCCCGGTCCTGATCGGTTGGCTCAGTCATCGGCGACCCCCAGTAGCTCGCGGGCCTCCGCGTAGTCTTCGGGCTCAACCCAGAAATCCGGGCGGACATAGCAGCGGCCCCTGCGCGCCTTCAGCCGCTTGACTGCCGCCCCATGCTTCCGGGGGCTGCGCCACTTCCACACGCCCAGCCGTCGCACGCGGGCTTTCGCTCGCTGCCACCATGGCTTACTCATTTCTCCCCCAGCCTGTATAGATTCCCAGCAGGAAGCACACCACCGCCCAGAAGCACGCCCACTCGACACAGGTCATTTCCCTTCCTCCCCCAGTAGCTCGCGGGCCTCGGTGATCAGGGCCGACACCACAAACCGTGTGTTGTTCGGGTCCGCCATGTGCTCCGACGCCTTCCGCAGGCAGGACTCCGCTGCCGGAATCCACTTCTCCCTGCGAGCATGAATTTCGGCGGAAATGGCAACGTAGTCCTTGGGCACTTCGAGAGCAGCCTTCAACCGCTCGTTTTCTTCGACCAGCTTGCCACCTTTCTGTATCGCTCCTTCGAACAGAACTTTCAGCCGCTCCACCTTGCTCTCCATCTCCACTAGCATCCGCTCCCGCTCCTCCGTTGCATGGTTGGCAATGGTGACGCAGTTCTCCAGGGCGTTTTGTTGGCTTCTCCGTTCCGTTACCTCAACCCTCAGCCGGTCCCGCTCCTCCAGCAGCGCGAGGAAGTCTCGGGCCATAACTGACGCCTTCAGTTGCGTCGGCTCATAGTGAGGATCGGCGGTAGCCCGCGCCCGCTTCTCCGCTTCGGTCCAGTCAGACGTGCCGTCGTCGGCCATCTTCGTCCTCCAGTTGGGCCAGGAGCTCCTCGATGGATCGCAGCTCCGAGAAGGCCTGGGAGCGGGTCATAACCCCGTGGTCCCCGAAGGCGCTCTCCGGCCACTCCAGGGCCTCGGTTCTGGTGGCCCAGCCCATCATGCGCGCGAGAGTCTCCTCCTCCTCCAGGCGGACGGCCACGTAGACGTCCCGGCGGTGCCGTGCGAGCTGCGCGGAGGGGATCATCATGCGGCGGTAGTTGGCCTTGGAGGCCGTCTTCACGTCCAGGCGCAGCACGCGCCCGCTGGCCCACGCGATCACGTCGAAGTCGTCGGCCTTGCCGTCAGAGCGGTGGCAGGACCGGAAGGCCTTGCCTTTCTCCTCCAGGAGGTGCTCGAAGGCCAGGTGCCCGAGGGTCCCGAAGTAGTACCGCTGCTGGATGGACAGGTGGGTGTAGTTCTTCCGCTTGAGGGTCTTGCTCCGGGCGATCTTCGCCTCGATGTCCCGGGCCTCCTGGACCCAGGACTGCTGGATCTCGACCAGCATCAGAACTCCAGGCGGTTGGCGGCGTCGTCGACGGCATCCCGGATTCTGGAGAGGCACCGGGTCTGCTCAAACAGCCATTGGCCGTGCGTCGATGCGGCTGGGCCGGGCTCGGCCGGCTCCTTGGGCTGCTCAGGTGCGTCGGACATGACCGGCCCCAGCCGCTCGATCAGGTGCCTTACCACCTGGTTGAGGCAGGCCAGCTCCTTCTCGTGGTTCAGGCAGAGCGCCTCCATGATGGAGCCCTCGGTCCGCTTGCCGAGTTGCTGCCCGGCCATGGCGGCGTTGCGGTAGGCGCGGTGGTCCTCGATCCGCTCCTTGCCGCGGGCCATCTCAACCTCGGACATCAGGAGGCCTCGTCCTGTCGTTTCCTCACTCATCTTTCCCCCCTCGGGACCCGCTTTCCAGGCTGGGTCCGCTTGAACTTCGGTTTGCTGTTGAGGTACTTCCCGCAGTGCGGGCACTTCTTCCGCTCCAGGTAGGCGGCCTGTCGGCACGTCCGCCCGCAGTACTCCTGCTGCTTCGGCTGGTGCGGTGGGTACTCTCTCCCGCATCGCTTGCACGTCTTGAGCGGCGCGTTCTTCGCTCGAGGCACGCTACCCCCCGAACGCCGTCAGGTAGGCCAGCCGGTAGTGGGGTGGCGCGTTCCGGGCCATGTCCCTGGCCATGGCCTCGGTGTACTCATAGCCGTACTCGCGGAGCCAGTGACCGATCATGCGGGCCGCCCCGCCGAAGGCCAGGAGGAGCGGGTCGTACTGGTACTTGGAGATCCGGATGGTCGTCGGGTCTACGTCCATTTCCCTTCGCCCTCGCCCGGGAACTGCTCCGGGACCTGGCGTAGGAGGACCGGCTCCGGGGGCGGCTCCCGCTGGTGACGCGCGAGAGCCGCCCCCGCCGCGAAGGCCAGAGCCGCGAGGAGAAGGAGGGAAGCGAGCTTTGTCACCGGTTCCCCCTGCGGGAGAGCTGCTGAAGGCGCCGGAGCTGCTTCCTCCGGGCCTGGCGCTTCCTCTTGGCCATGGGCTTCTTGTAGTGGGGATGCCGAACCCCGTTGACCGTAAAGACGTTCACGAGCCCCCCTTCAGCCGCCTCAGGAAGGGCGACTCCTTCTCCACCAGCGCCTCGAAGCATCCGGGAGGGTAGACCTCCTTCAAGGCGCAGAAGAAGACGTGCTCCTCCGCAGCCTTCTTGGCGACGAAGGGGGCCGCGACCAGGGCCGCGACCCGTGCGATGAAGCCTCGCCGCTTCACAGCGTGAACCCGTGCTTGGCCTGGACGAGCGGGGCCTTGCACGCGATCGTCACGTCACGCCCGTCGCTCATCGTCCCGCCGGCGAACAGGAGCCCGACGAGCGCGTTGCCGTCGTAGCTGAGGATCGCGCTGCCGCTGTCGCCGCCCTGGCTGAAGGGCCCCCCGGCCGAGATGATGAGGAGCTGCTCCTCGAACAGGGCGGTGAAGTAGTTGTACGACACCTCGACCGTGAGGTCCGTGGCCTCCACGACGCCCTCGGTGAACTCCGTCGTGCGCCCCGCCTTCTTGACGTGCTCGCCGATGGTGGCGTCCCGGATGGCGACCGGTCGCCCGAAGCCGTGGATCTCGGGGGTGTAGGTGCCCCCAAACTCCTCGGCCAGGCCCGAGTCCATGAGGTTGGGGTAGTCCCCCTCGAGCGCCCCCTGCGTCGAGGGCCTCCAGGGGATCATGTCGAGGCACCCCGGGGGCAGCTCGCCGCCGCCGTTGCCCGGGTCCTCGTGGAGGATCTTCACAAACTCCGTGAGCTTCGCGGCGAAGAACCCGCTGTCGGTGATCGAGCCGCCATCGGCCCGGCCCGGCTGCAGGATCCAGTCACCCGCCGTCGCCTCGTTGCTGTTCGCCAGGACGTGGTTGTTCGACAGGATGTGAGGCCTGCCGTTCTTCATCACCCAGATCCCGAGCGTCCCCGCGGTGATGTCCTTGTGGCCGACGCTGAAGCCCCCCGGAGTCGGCCTCATCTTCTGCGTGAAAGTCTGGGGGGCCGCCACAGGGTCGCGGGGTGCCCTGATCTCGCCCCAGATGACCACGTCGGTCGGACGGCCCTCGACGGCCCGGGGCACCACGTCGACGGGGGCCAGGCCGGCGATGGGGAGCTTCTTCGACACGACCACGACCACCGTCCCGTCCTGCCGGGTGTAGGTGGCCTTGACGTTGCGTTTCGCCAGGAGCGTCGCTCTGGCGTTTGCGGAGATGGCGGCCATAGAGAGTCCTCCTCTGCCTGCCCTGAAACCTATAACTCTACAGGGTGGGTGTCAAGAAAAGATGCAGGGGGATGCCCGATATTTGGGCCTCGGAGCCGGGCTCGTGGCCCTACTTCGGGCCCGTGATCGTCTCGCCGTCGCGCGAGGGCCCGAGGACCGTGGTGTTGGAGCTGAACTTGCCCCAGAAGGCCACCACCAGAGCGGTGAAGATCCCGCTCCACTCGTTTCCGGTCACGACCCCGTCCGCCAGGGCCAGTTGCAGCGCCGGGGCCGCGGCCCCGATCCCGTACAGCAGCGACACGACCAGCTTCTTGACCAACATGGACACCTCCAGGGGGCGCCAGGCCCCCGTCCTCTGTTTCAGCCACCAGATCACGACCCTGATGACCAGCGGCAGCCGAATCTCACCCGGCCTTCGGCCGTGTTTCCGCTCCGTGATCTTGCGAGCTCGCCTCCAGGCCTCGAGCGGCGTGAGGCCCCGCAGGTTGATGAGGTGCATCCGCCTGGCGTCGAAGTGGGCGTCCCACTCGTCCTGGGTCATGGGAGCACGCAGTCGCACGTCACCCAGAACTCCGAGTGGCAGGACCGCCGGAGATCGCCCCCGCACTCCCCGAACTCGTGCGTCTTCCAGTTCCAGGAGGCGTCCCGCCAGCCCACCGACACCTCGGTCAGATGCGTCGGCCCGAGCGAGCCGCTCTCACCGGCCCGGAGCCGGAGCTCGTACCCGTTCGAGAAGGTGTAGGTGGTCGTCTGCCCCTCCTTGTTCCGGACGTGATACCAGAAGACGTCCTCGCACGGAGGCGGCGTCGGCGTCGGCGTCGGCGTCGGCGTGGGCGTGGGTGTCGGCGTCGTGCATGGCCGGATGTCGACGGCCCCGTCCGCCAGGAGGCCCGGGATGATGCTCGACTTCGCGCACGAGGTCGCCACGTCGATCTGCACCCGGCAGTGATCCGGGTCCTTCGGCCGGATGGTCGGGAAGGGATACTGCTTCGTCTCCCCGGCCTGGACGCTCACCTCGACCGGATCGTGAGCGGGCTCCTGCTCATGCTCTCCGTACCAGAAGTAGCAGATGAGGCCGTTCCAGGGCCCGGTGACGTCCACCGCTCCGTGGGGCCAGACCTTCGCACTCGCGGTCGGAGTTTCGGTCGTGTCCGGTGGCGGCGCCGGCTGCAGCTCGTCCGGGGGCTCCGGAGCGACCGGCGGGGCCGGCGGCGGGATCGTCGGGGGCGGGACGTCGGTCCCGCAGACCACGAGGATCACTCCGACCAGGAGCACCCCCGCGAGAGTCATCAGCTTCCTCATGTCGTCCTCCTACCAGAACTTCCCTTCGCCCGCCGCGTAGTCCTCGGCCATGCCTTCCGGCCCGATGTCCCGCGACCAGATCTTGATCTCGTCGACGACATGGTCTTCCTGGCCGACCCCTACAGTGAACTGGTTGGAGGAGTCAGCGAGTCCACCATCGACTCCAGTACCACAGACCGTGTCGATGCAGGCGTAGGCAGTCGTGCCTGTGTAGCGACCGCAGGCGTGATGCCATGAGTTGAGCGTCGCATTCCCAGCCACGGCGGACACAATGCTGCCGTCGCCGACGATGAACTCAACTCGCCCCGCAGGGCTATCCCCGGTCCGGAGAATCCACCCAACGCTGGTCGAATACTCCCTCGCAATGTTGTTGTCGGTCGTGAAGTTCCGCCCATTGACCCAGGCGCAAACCGAGAACGGCCCGGCGGACCCGAACGGGCTCGTTGCGTTAGACAGGTACGAGTTATCTCCGTCGTCGAGTCGGACCCCCATCCCGCTGTCCGGCAGCTCCACCAGACCGGCGGCCTGGGTGGGAGTATTGACTCCTGTCAGATCGTTCGACCCGATGGCGTCCTCGTAGGGTCCGCCAGCCTCGGACATTGGCCAGCAGGAGACGAGAGCCACCTTGTCTGCCGTTGTGAGTTCACTACACGACTTGCCCTTACCACCGTTGTACAAAGACGATCGAATTGAGGCGTCAGGAATTCCAGTGTCGTAGTAGAAAACGGGCCCAATGACTCCATCGCTATAGTTGGTTCCATACGTCCCAACTGTGAACGCTCCTGAGCCAGTGTTTGATGTGGCGAATGTTCCAGCGCTGTCCCTGATTGTAGTATCTGCATTCCGCTCCAGGTGGACTTTATCGTCTCCTGCACCGTCCCACCATGCACATACGAATGTCCGTGTGCCATTGGCCAGGAACGCAGAGCCAGAACTCACTGCCAAACCAGTTCCGCCACTGTCTGCGAAGTTGGCAGTGAGCACTCCAGCGCTGGAGGTAAATAGGTGGAAATCGCTGGTAGAACCAATGCCAGTCCATTTGGAAATCAAGTAGTCGTTACTTGCCATCGTCTCTGGACGAATCCAGAAGCAGAATCCACGGCCAATGGCATCTCCATCGAACGAGGAGTTGTCGTTAACGTAGGCATACTGGCTGCTATCATTCTCGAAGTCTGCCGCATACCCCTTCGCCCCACCAGTTGGGGTAGGGGTGTTCACAGCCGAGAGGTCGTAGGCGTCCCCGTACTCGACCAGGGGATCAGACGCCTCCAGGGTCCCGGTAGCGGTCCCGTTCGCCCCGGAGATCGAGTCGGTGAGCCCCCAGGTCGAGAGGTCCATCGAATAGCAGGTGGTGGCGGTGGTGTTCTGCTCAACCCACTCGCAGTCGCGCCCAGCCCCAGAGTTGTAGAGGTCGGAGGCGGGAGGCTCACCGTCGATGAAGGTGACGATCTGGTCCACCTTTCCCACGAAATCCGGCCCAGCCGCGTTGGCCCCGATCCGGAAGTCCGCAGACGAGTTCGGGGCGTCGTAGTCCATGTCGCCCGAGTCGATGAAGTAGCCACCCCCGTTGACGGAAACCCGTGCCTTTCTGGTCGGGTCGTAGAAGTAGCCGCACATGAACGTCTTGGCCCCGGGAGTGAACGGAGCACTCACCTCCGTCGTTGTGTCCCCATCGATCCCCCGCTCGTAGCGCACCCAGACGACGTTCGTCCCAGTGGTGAATGACAGCTCGACGTCGATGTAGCCGCCCTTGAACAGAATCTTCTGGTCGTTCCCCACGTCGTCGAACCAGACACAGGCTGACAACCCCTGGCCGCCCGTGTGGTTGAAAGCCTCGTGGTCGGGCACAGAGACGTAGTCCCCCGAGGAGAACGTCGCTGACTCTGCCCGGTTGTGGAACGCCGAATCCCAGCCCATGTTGTCGGGGTCGTTGAACGTGTAGTAGGCAGCGAGGTTGGACCAGATGGGGGGCCAGGAGTCCCCCGCCATGTCCACGGCGCCGTCGTCGGGCTGGGACTCGTACACCTGACCGCACACCGGGACGGCCAGGAGGAGGAGCGCGGCCAAGAGCTTCTTCATGGGAGCCTCACAGTCCTCTGGGCGGTGGGTGGCTGCTCCAGCTTCCAATGCCAGTTGAGCACCGTAGGCGTGCCGAGGGAACAGTCCACGTTGGCCTCGAAGGTCACCTGATTCGTCCCGGTGGTGAAGACGACGTCCCCAGACTGGTAGAACCCCGCGCTGCCCTGGTCCGCGTAGTCGCTCCCACTGTCCACGTAGCAGCCCAGCGACCCGGCATCGTTGTAGCAGGAGATGTAGTAGTCGGTGGTGAGGATGCGGATGTCGGTCGCGTTGAGGCACTCCGTCGTCGTGAGGAGCCTCCCGCCGAGGAAGGAGTCCGCCGGGATCTCGACGATCATGAACTCCGTGTCCACGGACTCCGTCACCGCCGTGACGCCGTAGCTGATTGCTGCAGCCCCCGGCCCCGAAGGCGGCGGGAACGTCTGCCCCAGGAGCAGGAGCGGCGAGAGTAGCGCGAGAATCAGTAGCTTCTTCATCTCACCCTCACGGAATGGTCGCCAGTGCGTACCAGGCGTAGGTGTCGGACGAGTTCTTCGCGCACACCTCGAAGGTGTCGGCTACCCCAGCACCCCCCTGGTCCCTCCACAGCACGCCCCGGATGGTGGAGTCGCATGTCGGCTTGGTCCCAGAGTCGGATACCACCGGGCCTTGAGGCTTGATGATGAGGCGATTGGATTCGGTCTGCTGGGTTGAACCCGAACCAAGGGCTGATCCTGTCCTCAGGTAGATCCACCCAGGAACCCCTGCACCAGTCCCGAACCCTCCACGGATGACTACAGCGCCCCCGTCGTAGTCGGTGTTCCCGGCTGCCGAATCGACACCCATCCAACTAGACAGCGATGGCGTCGAGTAGCCGTTGACGTCTACCCCTCCGATGTTCACGTAGCCCTGAGCCCCGTGGGCGAAGAACGCTCCCTGGAGCGTGTTGAGGGACGAACCGGATGCTGCTCCCCCAGGAGCGATGGTCAGCGAGATGTTTCCTCCAGCAGCCGTACCCGTCCCGACCCCACTCCGGAGGTAGGTGCCCGTCGAGGCGGTGTCGGTTCCACTGGCCCGCTTCCCCTGAAGGATGATGTGGTCCGAGGAATCCCAGAGCCCTGCCGTGGTGTTGTCAGTGAACGAGTAGGAGGGTCCAGTGTCAGCACCGTCCGCCTGGAGGAACGGGACCGTCGCGGTGACGTCGGCCTCGTCAATGGTCATCCGAGTCGTGGCAGTTTGCTGGGTGGTGCCACTCCCGAGGGTGGTACCAGTTTGCAGGCGAATCACGCCTGGGGCTGCCGCCCCTGTAGACAGTCCACCTCTCAGGTACAGCTTCCCCGCCTCTATATCGGTGACACTTGCCGCCCTGTCCGATGCGGCAATAATGGTGTCTCCTACGAGGCTGTTCTCAATGGTGTCGAGGCCACCGATCGTCACCGTCCCGCCTGCGTTCGCAACAATCACGGGCGAGTAGCTGTTTGGCGTACTGCCGCTGGTGGCTCCCTTCGGAGTGACCTGTACGTTGAACTCCCCGCCACCTCCAGTCCCGGTGGAGGCACCCCCCTGGAGGGCAACAGTGCCACCAGCCGCATCCGTCCCAGAGCCGTCTGCCCCAGACACGATGATCGCGCCTGACGCCCCCCACATCCCCGAGCTTGGTGCAGACGCAATCGAATAGGAAGGAGCGGTAGCAGAGCCGTCCGGACCCAGGAGCGGCCACGTCAGCCCGCCCGAGAAGTTGACCCCTGCGCCCCCGCCTGCGCCACGCGCCGCCAGGACAGGGCTCGCTGCCTCCACGTAGTCGTAGGAGATGAAGTCGGCGTCAGCAGCCGTGGTCTTGTAGGCAGTTGCCCCTGCTCCAGTCGTCCGCCCTGCCGTGGTCGGGATGTTCGTGGCCAGGGTGTCGGACCAGAGGAGCGTCCCAGTGTCGTCGTTCAGGCTGTAGGACACCGACGAGGCATCCGAGTTGACCGTGACCCGCCCGGTGTACCACGTCCCCGTGCTGATCGTGTAGGAGCTGGTGGTCGTGCTGCGGGTCCCGTTGTCGGCGGTCATCCCGTCGAGGGTGGTCCCGTCGATGTTCAGGTAGACCCCATCGGTCGGTTCCGCTGCAGTGAAGCTGTCCTGAAAGCCGAGGTGGGCAACGACGTCCGTCGCAGCGTCCACTTGGAAGACGATGACGAAGGCCTCGCCCCCTCCGATCAGGAAGCTGAAGCCGCCTACCTGCCAGTAGACGCCACCGTTGGCGTTGGAGTTGTTGCCGACCTGCACGACACCCGGATGGGGAACCGTGCCGTCGATCTGGGTCTGGTTCCCGCTGTTGATAACCCCGGAGCCGAAGTGGGTCCCGGAGGTCCCAGTGAAGTCCCACCAGAGCACACGGGTGCCGTTGCCCCCCGAGGCCCCCTCCGGGGGGTAGACGACCTGAGCGAAGACAGGAACAGCCAGGAGTAGAAGGATCGCCAGTAGCTTCTTCATCTCACCCTCACGGAGTTTCCAGGGCCGTCCACCCCTTGTCAGGCGCAGGACCGAACAGCCCCCTCGCCTTCTCGTAGACCACCCCGTCGTACTGGATCCGGTAGGCTACCTGCACCCCTTCCCCACCGGAGTTCTTGAACGTGTTGGTCCGAAGCTGCACCGGACCCGTTGCGGGGAGGTCCACACCCGAGAGCACCCAGGTGTCCCTCGTGTCGTCGTAGCAGTCACCGCACACACTTCCTACGAAGGGACCCGGATCGTCGTGCGTGACCGTGGCCAGCGCCGAGTCCGAGGGGTCCGTGTTCGGCAGCACCGTCGAACTCCACGTCGGGTGGCAGAGCCTCAGCGGGTTGCTCGCCACGCACGCCTGGAAGTCAGTCGTGAGGCTGGCCTCCTGCGTGTCCATCCAGGCATCCGCCTCGGCCTGGGCCTGCACCAGCGTGATCTGAGCACTGGCTGGCGCCGCCATCAGCACCAGCACAACGAGCAGCTTAGTGAACCGCATAGATCCTCCTGATCTCCGGCCTCTGGCTCCAAGCGAACCTCGGCCCCTCGAATATGAAGTCCCAGTACGCTGAGTAGAAGAAGCCTGCTCCAGAATTGTAGAGTTCGTCCAGCTCGGCAGTGGACAGGGCCCTTCGCCAGAGTGCGAGGTTGTCGAACTGCCCCAGCAAGGTGTTCGCAGAAGTGACCCCAAACTGAAAGCTGGGGTCCCCATCCGAGGCCCGCAGGGGATAAGTCATGACCTCGGACTCTACGGTTTCATCCGCACGGTGCCAGCAAGTATTGGTGGCGCTGTCGTATCCACCAGCGACGAAGTGCCAGCGACCCTCGAACGCACCTATGGCCTGGTTGTAGGTATTCGCTTCAGTGTCGTAGCAGCGGGTCACGTTGTTGTAGTTCAGAATCGACAGCCCGCTGCTGACACCGACAGTCACCTGATACGAGGTGATCTCAGCCACCTCTCGGAACATCCAGTAGGAGTAGGAGAACGACTCGTCCTCCGCGAGATCGAAGACTGCATCTCCGAGAGTCATCGTCTCGTTGGTGCCTGAGTACCTGACCGCCATCCCCGAGTCGCTCTGCTCCACCAGCGCAGCAGCCCGTGTGGGGGTGTTCACCGCCGTCAGGTCGTTCGACCCAACAACGTCCTCGTAGGGCCCTCCATTCTCGGACAGGGGCCAGCAGGACTCCAGATTGGAGGTAGGTGCATCATCACACAGCAGCCCCTTCCCGCTGTTCCACAGGGTAGCCCTCGGGGGGATTCCACCCTTGTAGTAGAAGGTTCTGCCCTGCACGCCGTCCCAGTCCCCGCCAGGAGCCGCTGGAATCTCCAGATCGTTTGCGGTGTCGGCTGGGTAGTTGGTCAGGGCTGCGCCTGCCGTCGCCGTCTCGTTGTCTATGGAGATGTATGCCTTCTTGTCCGAGGAGTCGTACCAGAAGCAGGCGAAGTGCCGCTTCCCAACCGTCAAGTTGGTGGACGACGTAGCCACACTCGTTCCCGACACAGAGTCGTAGATGATGGTCTGCGAGAGTGCAGTCTTGAACTGGATCAGGTACTCGTCCTGCTTGTAGACTGGCCGTCTACTTGTGGCATCGAGAGATTCGGGCCTCACCCAGGTGCAGAAGCCGAAGCTGGTGTTTGACCCCTGCGACACAGAAGCGTTGTCGGTGACGCTGGCGTACTGATCGGAGTCGATCTCGAAGTCCGACGCATACCCGAGTCCTCCACCCGTCGCGGTCGGGGTGTTCACCTCGGTCAGGTCGTAGGTGCCGTCGCCGTTGTCCGCGCCCAGGTCGTCGGGATCGTTGAAGGTCCAGACCACTTCGGCGTCGTCGTAGACACCAGTCCCCCCAGCCTCGACCGGGTAGTAGATCGGCCCTTCACCGGGGTAGTCCTGAGCGACGAACGCACTGAGCGCGATCGCAAGGAGAAAGATCGCCGTTCTCATCGGAGCCTCCCCTCGCCCAGGAGGAGAAATCGCTTCATGGCGTGACCGCGAGGGTTGCCGTAACGCTCTCACGGGTGCCCCCGTCGCTGGTGCTGTAGGCGAGCGAGATCCGGCACTCGGAGAAGGCATTGTGAGGGATCTTGTACGAGAGCCCCTGGCCGGTCGTGCTGAACTGGCAGACCGTTCCGCTCAGGGTGCCATCGCCGCAGTCGGAGCTCGGGCCCGGATAGACCCGAACGTCAGACGCACCCAGGGCCCCCTCCTTGCAGAAGTAGGCGACGTCCAGGCTGCCGAGGTCCCCGGCGTCGTACTGGACCGTCATCTGGACCGTCCTGTAGCCCGAGACGCGGATCCACCCGTCGTCACCACCAGTCCCGCAGTTCAGGGTCTTGTAGTAGTAGGCGTTGTAGTCGGCGTCGTCGGTGGTGTTGGCGACGGTGATGTTGTTGTTGTTGGTCTTCACCGTGACGTAGGTTTCGACGTCCGGCACCACGGGGTCGGCGCTGGTGTCGCCGTCGCTGGACCGCAAGATGATGGCGTCGCCAACCGACACGTCGGCGAAGGCATCGTTCGTTCCGTTGTCGATGATCGTCCCGGCGGTCTTCTGGATGTCGTAGTCGGGTGCGATGACCTTGAAGCCGGTCGTGTCGAACGGATCACCGTTCCTGCCGGTCACGGTGCAGTAGGTGGCGGTGGTCGAGGCGACGTCGTATCCGAAGGCGAAGTTCGCCTCCTGGGCCGTTGCTGGAATGGCCAGGGCCAGTACGAGGGCCGCCAGCACGAGAATCCTTCTCATCGTCCTGCTCCTTTCGCGGCCAGGGCCGCCTTGCTCTTTCCGTGTCCGTTCAGAATCGCCTCGAGATAGGCGAGTCTCTGCACGATCCCATGGTGCTGGTCGTTGTTGGTCCGCTCGTAGCGGATCACCCGCTTCGCCATCGCCCGATCCCGGAGCTCGGCCTTGTCGAGTGCCGTCATGATGTGTGAGTACCCGATCCTTCCGAAGGCCCCGAATAGAACCCCGAATGCGCCAATGATGATTGCTGCCGCTGATCCATCCACTAGTAAGCCCTCCCGAATTGAAAGTGCATGGCGTCAGGCACACGCCATCTCCCCCCCCATGTCCACCCGAGGCGCTCGAAGACCCGGACGACTTCTCGCGGCATATCGAAGTCGACCTGGCCGAGGCGATTCGTCCCGGCGTTGAAGTCGAGAGCGGCCCCGAAGGCGTGCATCGAGAGCTTGCTCGAGCCGCGCTTCGGTCGCCAGGTGTAGCCGCCGTCGTAGGTCTTGAGGAGGCCCCAGGCCCCTTCTTCCATGAGGGCCAGGAACGTCTCCTCGACCAGCCCAGCGATCTTGTTGTGGACGCGCACGCGGATTGCCTCGGTCCTGGGGGCCCACCCGAGTGGCAGCGGGTAGGGCATCGGAACCAGGACCATCTGCGACTCCCATGCTGGGTGGGCGGACCCATCGGCGCGGATCCAGAGGTTCGGGTTGCCGTAGAAGGCGGTGAGCTCTTTCAGGCCTCGTGGAGACTTCATGTCAGACCCCCGTGATCCAGCTCACCCAGACGTTGTTGCTGACCCCTACGAGCACCTGTGGGGCCCAGACGTCTCCGGGCCAGACGTCATCGGGCCAGACATCATGTGCCCACATTAGAGCCCCGTGAGGTCATAGGAGATCGCCGTTCTGTTCCCGTTCGCGTCGTAGCTCACGGTGATCCGGTCCAGCGCGTCGGCCAGGTCGCGGACCTTGAATGGACCGGGGGGCGAGCCTGCCCCCGAGGTCTTGCCCACGAGGCCCGCGCTCACCAGCAGTACGGCGAGGGCCTGCTTCATGGTGACGTTGCCCTCCACGAGCTCGTTGGCGATGGACACGAGGCCGGGCGACGTGTCCGCCTGGTAGTGGACGTTGACGTAGGCCGAGCCCTGGATGGGTGAAGGCTGGAGCGACGCTGCAGCGTCGTAGGCCACGATGTCCCCGTCCGTCACGTAGCAGTTGACCCACGACGGCCCCGCCCGCGCCTCGAACTCCAGCAGCGCGTTGTCGAGGACGCAGACGATCCCGGTGAAGCGTCCGGTGCCGATCTGCTTCTTCCCCTCGGTGCCTTCCTTGGTGGCGCTCTCCTCCTCGCCTGCGGCCGCGTAGATGCTCGGGTAGCGGAGGTTCTCCTGGCGGTACTCCAGATGGAACAGGGTATCGACCAGGTCTTGGACGGTGAGCGAGGTCGACGGGGAGGCCACCGTGATGATCCTCGGTGAAACCCCCCAGTCGATGCTGATGTCTGAGCGGAAGGACATGGCTCAGGCCTTTACTTCCTCCTCCTCGGGGACTCTCTCCACCGCCACCTCGAAGAAGCCCGGCTTCGCCTGGAGCTCGAGGACTTCCTCCAGCACCTTGATGTTCCGGTCGTGCTGCTCGAGCTGGCGCTCGGCGTTGTGGACGGCGAGCCGCAGCGCCGAGAGGTTCTTCTCCATGGTCGGTCGGCCCTTCTTCAGGGCCCCGAGACGGTTTCGGATGACGTCTGGCGTCTCCTTCACATCGTCGGCAGGGTCTTTCATGTGGCCTTCTTCTTCAGCTTCTTGGTCCACTCCTTGCCCCGGGCCACGAGCCTCTTGGACTCCAGCATCGGGTCGTCCGGGTGGATCTGGCGGTGACCGCGTCCGGCCTTCTTGACCGCTTCGAGGCAGTCGTAGTGGTCACGCTCATGGGTGTGGTGATCGAGAGGTTCGCCATCTACGAATGCCGTCACATGGCCGGTGCGGTGGTCCTGGTGGAGGCCGATCTTCATGCCGCCGAAGGACAGCCGCATGGCGATCTTCTCCACCATGTCGTAGCTGACCCTCCGGCGGGGGATGAAGGGCAACCCGCTGTCGCGCATTCGCTCCTCCTTACGCTGCGATCGTTTCGGGTGTACGGATGACGCCCTGGCTGAGCCCCGAGTTCTCGATGGTCAGCTCGACCGCGAAGTTCTTGATCTTGTAGGTCGCGTTGTCCGCGTTCCTGACGCGCAGCAGCACGGGGATGTCGACCGAGTAGGTCACGGTGGTGGACTCGGACCCCGGGGCGCCGTCCGTCCCGGTGTCCTCGTTGACCATCAGGAAGGCGACCCAGAGGTAGTCGGACGAGTCGTAGGCCGCCACGGTGTAGCCCTGGGTGTAGGAGTCGCCGGTCGTCTGGTTCGTGATGTTCCGGTCGAGGGTGACCTGGTCGTTGGAGTCCACGGACTTGACGTAGGCGTAGGCCGTCCGGGTCGAGTTGTAGATGATGTCGCCCACCTGGGTGTTGGCGAAGGCCCCGGTGTCCACGATGGTGTCCTCGTCCGAGGTGGCGTCCATGGTGGTCGACGCCACCCCCCAGAGCGTGAACGTCGAGCCGGTCCACGAGCTGTAGCGATACCAGTGCTCGGTGCCGGCCGCGTCGTCCCGGACCGCCAGCTTCCCGGCGGCGGGCTTCTCGGCCGCGATGGAGGTTCCCACGGTGAGCGAGGTGGACCCGATGGCGGGGGTGCCGCTGATGGAGTACTCGTCGTCGTCGATGACCCCACCCGCGGCCGTGAGCTTGAACAGGGCGATCCAGTCGTCCACGCGGGTGTTGGTGATGGCGACTGTGACCTTGTTGGGCTTCGCCTTCGTCGCGCCCAGGTCGTCGGTGGTGTTCCAGTTGTTCTCGTCCGCCGAGTCGTAGTTCTTTACCACGTAGCCGGGCTGGAGGAACCAGAACCCACCCGCGAAGGTGCCGAAAGGGGCCGCCACGTTGGGCGCGATGGTGACCGGAGTGACGCTGGTCACGTAGTTCGACCCATCCACCTCCACCGTCTCTCCACTGGAGAAGGTGCCCCGCACCGACCGCAGGGTCATCTGTTCCGGTGTCAGGTGATGGGCGACCACGACTCCTGTCGCTCCCGAGGTGGCCCCGGTGACGGTTGCGCCCTCGCTGACGGTCCCGGTGAGCGACCCAGCCGAGTAGTCGAGTCGGACCTCGATGCCGATGTAGGACTCCGCGGCGATGCCGTCCGTGAGAGTGGTCCCGGTCCGGCCTCGGTGCAGCTCGTACATGAGGTACTGGTAGACCTCGGCCAGGGTGTAGCTGTTGCAGTCGATGACGACCGAGAAGTACTCGTTGGTGCCGTCCTCGTCCACGTCGAGGGTGTTGTCGTTGGCGTGGGTCACGGTCACGCCGGTGACGTCCTGCGGGGGGCCGTCCGCGCCGGGGGTGCCCGAGGTGCAGCTCGCGTCCCCGCCCACCTCCGTGATCGTCTCCCCGTTGGTGAAGTCGTCCTGGGGCTCGCCGATGAGGAAGTACTGGAGGATCGGAGCTCCGACCGTCCCGCCGACCGCGGTCAGGATGCCCCTGGCTCCGCTGGTGCCTCCGAGGATCTCCGATCCGACGTCGAAGGTGTTGGAGCCGCCGCTGCCGGTGTTCGTCCGGTAGCCCTCGGAGACGTTCAGGTCGTTGTTGTTGCCGATGGGGACAGCGTTCCGGCCGCCGCCGGACAGGTCCACCGTCCAGTACGAGAACGTCGCGCCGTACTGCCGGTTGAAGACCGTGATGTAGCCCTCGTCGATGAGGCTGTCCGCCTCCTTCACGAGGAACAGGTGGTCGATGTGGCCGTCCTCGGTCCAGTAGTCCGTGTCGGTGGACTGGTGGGACACGAGACGCGAGCCGTCCTGGTACACGTAGATGTGGGACTTCTCGCCCTGGTTGATGCTGCCGACGCTGGCGCCGAGGAGTCCGCCCTGGGTGAAGACGCCCGACCAGAGACTCTCGCCCTTGACCGCAGCGGCCGTCTGGGCTGCGGTGTGCCCGTTGCAGGTGATGGTCCCCGAGGTGGAGTCCCAGTTGTTCGCCGCCGCCTCGGAGTCGGGCCTGATCCACAGCTCGAGCTCCCCGGCTCCACCCCCGTCCTTGAACCCCACGAGGACCCCGGAGTCGAGGTCGGCGTGGGTGATGGTGTTCCCCACGTCGCCGATGACAATGTCGGTGTTCGTCGCGGCCACCTTCACCAGGCCGGCGTAGGTGCCGTCGACCCGTGTCCAGTTGGCGGTCTGCAGCGCACCCCCTGTGAAGTGCTCCGCGGACTCCCGGTCGATGAACCACGGCAGGGGATCGAACTGGTCGATCTGGCCGACGGTGAACTCGGTCGGGGTCTGCGCCGACATGGGCTCGCCGGCCTTCATGTTGTCCTGGGCGTCGAACGCCGTCTGGAGGGCGAGATAGGTTTCCTTCACAGTGCGCTCGTCGCCCGCCGCACCTGTCCAGCCGAGGCGCTGCTGGTTGTTGTCGATCTTGTGGTAGATCGTCCAGTCGCCTCCGAGAATCGTCTCGCTCATTGCTCTCTCCCTCTCCTACGAAATGTCCGGTGTGAGCGTCACCTCGGCGGTGAACCCCGTGGACTCGATTGTACCGCCGCCTCGGCGGCTCGCATTCCCCCCGGTTGCGTCCCTGACTCGCCAGAAGATGGCCTGGTCGCCAGTGTAGTTGTAGTCCTCTTGGGCGATTCCGCCCGCGATGGTGTCCTCGTTCATCAGCTCTGTCTGGGCCTCGTCGTCGGTGTGGATCGACACCTTCGCCCCGACGATGGCTGTCCCGTCCGGCTCCTTCACGGTGATCTTGAGGGTGACGGTGTTGACGATGATCGTTGCACCCTTCGTCGTCGCCGTTTCCTCGGCCGTGCCGGGGTCGGACTCGGTCGCGTTGATCTTGACGATCCCATCCCGGTTGACCTGGAACCGGCAGTCGTAGGTCTGACCGCTCCAAGAGCTGACGTAGGTGTTGCACGCCTCAGACCCGCTCCCCGCGGTCAGGTACTCCACCTCCAGCCGATTCGAGGAGTCGCCCCCGGTGTATTCAATGCTGATGTGGTACTCGGTGGATGCGACCAGGGTGTACTCGTCCTCGAACTCGAAGTCCACGTCGGCGAAGGACGTTCCCAGCCCAGCGATGTCGACGGCTTTGCTGGTCGCCAGGGGCGACCCCGTGGGGGCGCCTCCGCTGTTGGCGTACAGCTTGGCGTAGACGCTGCCGGTGGGGGTGCCCTGTTTGCGGATGCTGAAGATGGCCCGGGACAGGTCGCCCGCGGTGCCCGTGAACTGCTGGGCCACCCGGGTGATGGAGCCGCTGTAGACATCGACGTCGCCGTCCTCCGTGGGCTGGTACGAATCCACCACGGTGGCGCTGGCGCTGTTGTTGATGTCGTAGTCGTTGCCCGAGAACGTCATGCCGGAGTAGCTGAAGGTCCCCGCTGTGTCGTGCTCGATGGCGTGGGGGTCGTTCGTCCCGTCCGTGTTCCCGAGGAAGGAGCAGTTCTTGATGTCGATGTTCGCGTTCCACAGGAGGGCTCCATCGGTGTCTGGGGTGTAGCCGATGAAGCTGCAGTTCCGTGTGAAGACTCGACCCAGTGCGACCTGGCTACAATTCGAGAACGTGCATCCAGCGATGTCGTGGTTGGGGCCGTTCGTGGCATCTGCCGAGAACGCAATCGTCCCCTGCAACCCCAGGAACGAGCACCCGTACAGCAGCACAGTCTCGATGTCGGAGTCGCTGAAGTCGAAGTCCACGGGCTGGTTGGCAGGGTTGGCGTTGACGAAGGTGTTGCCGTTGCGCCCAGACATGGAGTCGCCGGAGCTGACCACCGTACCCAGCTCCACGCTGAAGGTGCCTGTGGCCGAATGCTGCCCACTGAACTTGAAAGCGGTGTTGGTCCCCGTCCCCCTGACTCGGTCCTCGAAGATGACGACGGCGTCCGACTCCTTGTAGTCGATGGAGTTGCCGGCGGTGTCGCCGAACAGGATGTCGCCCTGGATCCCGTAGACCCCGGGCTGGATCTCTCGGATGATGCCGTAGGCCTTGCCGGTCGCCGAGCTGAAGTCGTCGGCGGCGATGTCGGCCAGGTCGATGTCGTCCGAGGCTCCGCTGGTGACGATGATCCCGCTGCCGTAGCGCACGACGTCCACGAACACGTTGAGGGCGTTGCCCGAGGGGGCCACCACGTTGTAGATCCCGAAGCCGAACTGAGTGATCGCGGAGAGGGTTGGCTGGGCCGATCCGGCCTGCTGCTGGTAGTTCGCCGGCAGGTTCGCCGTGTCCAGCATCAGGCAGTACCAGCCCTTGACGGCGAAGGGCACGTCGTCCGAACCCCCAACCCGGTAGGCTCTGCGGTTCGTGCCGTCCCCGATCAGGACCATCCAGCCGTCCTGGGCGGCAGTCCCGGCGCCGATGGAGTTGACCCAGATGTAGACCCGCTCGTTGCCCGAGACGGTCATGTCGACGGAGGAGCCGTGGGTGTGCCAGGCGTAGCCGAAGGAGTTGAGGGCCACCTGACCGCCGACGCAGTTCGTTCCTTCACGGGAGGCCGTGGAGGTTGCCGTCTTCGTGATCCCGCTGAAGGACCAGCCAGTCGTCGCCTCTGCAGCGTCGATCAGGTTGAGGTTCGTCGTGGAATCAACCGAGAGCGCCATCAGGCCGTTCTCCTCACGTAGGCCAGGATGGTCATGTGCGTCGGGCTTCCCGTCGCCGTCTGCACCATGGCTTCCATGATGTCGCCGGCCGAGTAGCTGGCGTTCTGGATCGTGCCGCCGTCGTAGAGCGTGTCCACCGCGGCCAGGGACAGGTCGCTGGACAGGTGGTTCGAGGTGAAGTTCTTTCTCATGTTGACCGTCGCCCCGGTCCCGTCACGGCGCAGGGCCTTGACGTTGATGACCTCGCAGGCCCAGGGGGCCACGAAACAGATGGCCTGGTCGGGGCTGCTGATCCCGGCCGCGTTCTTCACCGTCGAGCCCGCGGGGAGGATGAGGTTCGTCCCTCCCGGGACCCCGATCTGCGGGAGCCACAGCTCCCGGCCGTCCCCGCCCGCGTAGAGGATCTCGTGCTCCCCGTCCGACAGGGCCCGCTGGTGCCAGTGCAGCGCGTCGACCTGGCCGTCGAGCTCGTCCGTCTCGGCCCCGTACTCGTGGGCGCCGACCATGAAGCTGTCCGTCCCGGTGTAGGGAGTCTCGCTGGCGCAGGACGTCGAGTAGGTGGTGCCGTCGTTCACCCGGATGTTGATGGTGCTCGCGGCGTGGTCGTACCAGAACCGGACGAAGTACCAAGTTCCCGTGGCAGGAGTGACGTCCTCATCCTCGACGGTGTAGGTCGTCGGCGTGGTCGATCCGAGGGTGGCGACGAAGGCGCCGGCGGTGGAGTCGTAGTAGAGCCCGTACTCCAGATTGGAGGCCGAGTCCTTGGCGACGATCCATTGGTCGGCGGCGATGGAGTCGAGCTTGACCCAGAGCGCCACCGAGTAGTCGAACTCACCCTGCTGGAGGGCCGTGCCGTCCGCGACGTAGAGGTTCTCGCTCCCGGTGAAGTCGGCGGCGTCCCCGATCTTCCCGGTGGCGCTGGCGGTGGCGCCGTTCTCCGTGAGGATGTGCTCACCCATCGACGGGTAGCGGTCGCCACTCGCCTCCTCGAAGCGCCAGGCGGCGACCAGATCCTCGTAGAGATCGAAGTAGGGATGGACGTGGGTCGCGCGCGCGAGCTCCAGGCTGGCGCCCTCGTCGGCCTCGTACCCCAGCTCCACGGGGATCCCGGTCGAGATTGGGTGGAAGTGGGTGCCCGGCGACCACCCATCGGTGGGCTCTCCCACCGCGGCCTCCAGGCCGGCTTGGATCGTCGTCGGCAGGCCCTCGTAGCCCCCGGCTGGCAGGCCGGCGTCGTCGGAGTTCTGGAGGTAGCGCAGGAAGCGGTTGAGCTCCCCGAAGACCGCGTTCAGGGACTTCTCGAGTTTCTTGTCCTCGCACCTGATCCGGTCGACCAGGTAGGGGGCGTGAATCGAGTGTCGCCGGAAGGGCATCAGCGCCTCTTGAGCTCGTATTCCCCCGTAGCGATCCGGGCCATGATACTACGGTGGATCTCCCGCCTCGCCGCGTCGTGCGCGAAGCGGTAGATGCGCTTCAGGAACTCCGTCTTGGCGTAGATGTCCATGCCGTCCCAGTCGGAGTTGGAGGTGAGGTTCCGGGCGAAGGCAGAGGCCCTGGCCGCGTAGGCCGCGTAGAGCTCGCGCTCCCTCTGATTCAGGGCGATCTTCCGACCCATGGCCCCGGGGATGGACATGAAGCGGGGCGGGGCGTTCGGGGTGTAGCCCGTCTCGAGGAACAGCCGCTCCAGGTTGCGCTCCGGGCCCGCCTCCGGGGAGTACCGGAACGGCGAGGCGAAGCGGCTGAACGGGTCCTCGCCGCGCTGGATCGGCTCGCCCGTCCCGGTCAGCTTCGGCGGGAGGTTCTGGGAGAACCAGGGCACCCGGGCGATGAGCGTCGAGGAGATGTCGTCAGTCTGCCGGATCGTCGGGTCGATGGATCGGGCCGCGGAGGCCAGGAGGTTCGGGATCATGGCCCCGACCATCCGCTTGAAGAACCGGGCCCCGTACCGGTCCGGGTCGCCCACCGCTTCGGCCGCGCTGACCATGCCCTCCAGGTAGGTCTTCCCGGTGATGTTGTTCATGACCGAGTAGTGGAGCTTGTCCCAGATGTCCCCGGCGATCCTCTCGTCGGTGGCCTCGGCCAGGTCGGCGGCGAAACCGAGGCTCGTGGCGATGGGCTCGATGCGGGCCATGGACACCCAGGTGTTCCCGATCTTGATGGCGTAGGGCTGCTTGCCGGTGGCGAGCCAGTTCCGGCGCTCGTCCCACTCGGCGGGCCCGCCCCCGGTGATGAGCCCGTCCTTCGCCATCATGTAGACGCCCGCGCTGATGAACGACCCGAGGATCCCCTGGGCCAGGCGGTCGGAGGCCTCGCCGCCCTTCAGCTTCCCGCTCCGGATGTTCTGGACCGTCCGGGCTAGGCCGACCGGTGTGCGCCGCACAGCCTGTATCAAGATGCGTTCGGGGGTCCGAATGAAGGGCACCACGAAGGTCAGCCAGGGATACTTCCCGCGGAGGAGCTGGATGTACTTCGAGAACAGGGTCGTCTCGTCGCGGAAGGTCGAGACGTCGGCGGCGTGCTCCATCTCCTTCTTGATCTTCCCGAGCTCCTTGTTCCGCAGGAGGAACGACACGTCCTCCTTCGACACCTCGCGTGGGTCGATCTGGCGCCGCGCCTCGATCTCGAGGTACTTGTCGAGGCTCTGGTTGATCTCCTTCATTCGGTTGAGGAGCTGCTCCCGGGTCCAGCCCTGCCCCCGGCTCTCCAGGGCGGCCTTGCGGAAGACCTGGGCCGACCGCTCAGCCGAGGCCGCGGCGTACTTCGCGCCGACGTCGAGGGCCTCCATGATCCGGCCCGGGGTCCGGACGAGCTTCCCGAAGCGCCCGGGGATGGCGGGGGGCCGGTACTCGCCCTTCACGCCGAAGCCGATGTCCTCTCTGACGAGGGCGGTCTTGGCGAGCTTGAACGCTGAGACGAGGCCGAACCGGTACTTCCCCAGGGCCCTGGCCGCCTCCATCATCTCGCCGGGCACGCGCTCCTGGGGCCGGGCCTCTCCGGTGAGGAACCGCTCGATGGCCTGGCGCACCCCGCGTTGCTCGAGGGCGGACGCGATCCCGCGCTCCGGCGTCCGGAGGAGGGCCTCGTGGACGAGGTTGCCGGTGATGTTCGCGCCCTGCGTGGCGGGCCCGGACAGGATGGAGTTGATCCAGTACTCGAGGAACTGGTCGAGGCGGGTCGGCTTGTGGATCTGGCGGTAGATTTGGTTCACCGCCGCCATGTCCTGCTTGTGGATCGCCGCGGCGAGTTCGTCGATGAGCTGATCGCCGGGCTTCCGGCCCCGCATCATCCGCTGGAGAAACCGCTCCTCCGGCGTCAGGGACTCGATCCACATTCGGTGTGCGGCCAGGGCCCGGCCTGCCTCGGAGCCGGCGGCCACGGTGGCGTACTGGATGCCGATGGCCTTCTGCAGGGCGGCGTGCATCTCCCGCTCCAGCTCCAGGGCCGTCTGCTGGCGGGCCGCCTTCTCCTGTGGGGTCTGGGCCTCGGCCACGGCGGTCTTGGCGTCGCGGTAGGCCTGCTGCTTGTTGATGAAGTCGATCCCGGCTTCCTGCCGCAGGATGCGCCCGGCGATGATCTCGTAGTCGGTGAGTGCCCCCTTCTCCTTCAGGGCCTTGACGAACTCGCGCTCAGTCCACCCGAGCTCGAGGGCCATCTCCTTGGCTTCCCTCCAGGACCGGTAGGAGCGGGCCTCGCCGAACTTCGACTCCAGGGCGTGGGCGCTCTGAGTGATGAAGTCGCGGATGCCCCGCTCGTTGGAGATCCGGGTGATGTTGGTCGAGAGTCCGATCCGCTCGCCCTTCCAGTTGAACTCGGGCGGCTTCCCGGTGCCGGGGTCCGGGACCATCATGGACTCCAGCCACTTCAGCATCGCCCGGAGGTCCTTCTTCGAGGGCTCCGGGATGGGCCGGATCGGGCCTCGTGGGCGTCCATCCGGGGTCCGAACGCCGGTCACGTCGGTGGGCTTCCCGCGCTTGATCGTCTCTCGGTACTGCGGTCGGGCGATGCTCTGGAGGTACTCCCAGACCCGCTGCAGGAGGGTTCGGTCCTTCACGTCGCCCATGCTGATGAGCCACCTCGAGAACGACCGGATGCCCCTGGCGAAGCTGTCGGCGCCCAGGACCACAGCGTCCCAGAACCAGCGGGGGTCGAAGCCCATGGCGGCCTCGCCCCACCGGGCCCTCATGCGCGCCCGCGCGTAGGCCACCCGCCGGTTCCACCACCTGGTCCCCGGCCCCTCCCGGTCCGGCCAGTTGAACGGTCCGGGCGGCTCGTCCCCGTCGTCGCCGCCGCCGCCGGCCGGTGGAACCCCGCGGCCCCTGCGCCGGTAGGGTTGGCGCTCCTCGGCAACGAATATCTCTGGCCTGACGCTGCGCTGCTCCAGCCGGGGGAGGGCCTGCCAGAATGGGATGCCCTGGCCCATCGCCCCGACTCTGGTCCGCAGAGTCTCAGCGGCTACTGGATCGGTGGAGACGACCCCGTCGAGAGCGTAGCCGTCCTTGATGAGGTCGGACGCGGTCCGGAGGACGCTGAGATTCCCGGGGTCGATGATGAGCACGGCGTTGTCTGCCCCGATGGCCCGGCCCTGGTTGATGATCCAGCGCCGCATTCGGTGGCTCTCGTTGAAGAAGTCCACCGGGACAGAGGCGATCTGACGGATGCGGTACTCGACGTCGAGGAACATGATGAGCGGTTGGTCTGCGGCCTGTGTCTCGGCAGCTCTCAGAGCGAGAGCCTCTGGTACAGCTTCCTGGAGGGCTTCCGTATGGGCCAGCTTCCGCTTGTAGATGTTGGCGCGGTCCTTGACCATGAACGGGTCGGGGAGTCGTCGGATCGACGGGGCGTACTTGATCCACTCGTGCGCCCTGGCCTTGAGCCGCTGTGGGTTCGTGAGCTCCATGGACAAGCTCATCGCCTGCTCGTCCGTGATGTCTCCCTCGACGTAGGCGTGGCGCAGGCCCATGAACTGCGCGAGGGAGCGCCAATTCGCCTTGAAGTCGCCCTTGTGCGGGTCCATCACGGTGAACGTTCCGTGGTCGACGACGACCTGGCCGAGGAACCGATCCCCGAACAGATGCAGCAGGACGCCCGTGATGTTGATGTCTGAGACGGAGGCCACCGGGTTGCCGGAGGGATGGTTGTGGAAGGCGTAGAACCCTTCGGCGCCGACCGCGTCGAGCTTCTCGCCGAGCCGCTGCTTCCAGTCGGTCCAGTCATCGGGTCGCGGCGTCGCCGGCGCTGCGGCCGGCAGCCGGATCGTCTCGGCCCAGCTCTCCAGGATCTCGCCGTCCTTGACCGGGAAGATGTAGGACGTCTCGAAAGCCGGGTTGCGGAGGAGCTGGCCCAACAGCCCGAGGTCTTCGATGGAGTTGACCTTCATGCCGTCGAGGTCGAACTGGCCTTCCTTGAAGAAGGCCTCCCGGATCGAAGCTCCGAGATGCTTCGGCGTATCGGAGGCCCCGAGGTCCTCGAGCGCAATCCCGGTCCCGATCCGGTAGGGCCTGAGCTGTCCAGGAGGTCCTACGACTCGCTCGACCCAGTCGAGTCCGATTTCGGCGAGGTCTTCCGGGTCGTGGGACTCGTCTCTGTCTCCGAGGAAGTCGAGGGCGATCTGGACCGGATCTCTGCCGCTTTCCGCAAGAGCTGACAGAGCATCATCGACCCGTCCTCCCGGTCCCGCAACGTCCCCGAAGTAGGACCGGAAACGTCGAATCGCGGTCGCATGTCTCTGGAGGACTGTGTCATAGGTCATCACCTCCTCGGGTGGGATGCTGTCTCCCCTGATCTGCTGGGCGGCCCACACGGCCGAGGCCACCTCGTCGCCGGTCCAGCCGAGTTCATCGGCGGCCTGGCGCAGGAGGTCCTGAATGAACTTCACCTGACTCCCGTTCGGGGAGTTGCCCTTCTGGAGATTCTCTCTCCCGAGGACGAACCGGGCGATGTGGCGGTCCACGGCGATGGCGTCGAAGCCCAGCTCCGCGCGGGTGTAGGGGCGGATCTTCTGGCCTCGGACCCCGTTGGAGCTCCGCAGTCGCTCCAGGTTGCGGCGGACCGCCGGCAGGTAGCCCTTGAAGGGCTCCCCGAGCCGCATCTGCTGGTAGGCCTTCACGGCGAGGGCCACGTTGGCCCGCACGTCCGCGGCCTGGGAGGTGATCCCGAGGATGGCCCGGAACAGCATCGCGTCGTTGCCGAACAGGCTGGCGAGGGTCTTGTCGTGCCGGACGTGGAAGTCGCGCCAGTCCTTGAACTCGTCCAGCGTGGCGAACAGCTCGTCCATGCCGATGGCGGCGTCGGTGCCGTACTTCCGGCGCGGGGCCTCGACGCCGAAGAAGGACGGGCGCTCGCCCACGGCCCAGGAGAACAGCCCTCGGAACGCCGCGGTGTTCCCGGCCGCGGGGCGGAAGGGGTGGAACTTCCCGTAGATCGTGTCGGTCGACGTCTTGATCTGGAAGCTGTTGCGTGGATCGCCCACCGGCGCGGTGAAGACGGCTCCGAGCTTCTTCAGCTTGTTGTAGATGAACCGGTTTTGCTTGATCGAGACGAGAGGCTTGGTCTGCCGGCGGCCCTTGTACTTGTTGGCCCCGCTGGCGAGCTGGTTCATCTCGAACAGCACGTCGTCCATCTCCGCGGGCTCGGCCACGATCTTCGGGTCTGGCTTCTCCCGCTTCGGGAGCTCCTCGCCCGGTCCCGCGTAGGAGACGTAGCCGGCGGGACCGATGTCGCCCTCGGGTGGGATGAGTCGCCCGGTGAACGGCTCGCCGTCGCTCGTCTCAATCGTGAAGTCGCCGTACTTCCCGAGGGTGTCGTGGCGGTCGTCGAAGATCGCGCCGAGGGCCTGGAGGCGTCGCCTGATGAAGCGGAACTGCTTGAGCGAGACGACGTCCTGGCCGCGGTTGCGGATGAGCGTCTCGAGGTGGCTTCGCGCGATGTGCTGGAGCGGAGACTGCTTCTTCCGGTCGGCGCCGGGGTCGGGCTGACCGGGGTCCCCGAACTCGCTCATCTCGCCGGGGTCCAGGAGCCCGACGTTGCCCGACACCTGGGCGCCGAGCATCTTCATCTTCGTCCCGATGATGGACTTGTTCCAGTCGTCTACCGCCTGGTCGGAGAACAGGTAGATCACCCGCCCCTGCGACTTCGTGGTGACGCGGTGGATCCGTCCGACCATCTGGACGTTGTTGATCGAGTCGAAGGGGGCGGTAATGACGATCATCGTCCGGGGCCGGCTTCCGGTCCGGTCGTCCAGGTTGATCCCGGTCCCGCCTGCCTCCGGCGTGGCGATCATCACGTTGACCTGGCCGCTCTGGAAGCGGTCCATCTCCTCGGCCGCGCCCTTCTCGGCCGCGCCGTGGACCTCGGCATAGGGGATGTTCTGGTCCTGGAGCCAGCTTCTCAGGAGCTTCAGCGTGCCCTCGGAGGAGGCGATCACCTCCTTCTCGATGCCCAGCTCCTCACCGTTCAGGTCGCGGATCTTCGTCTTCACCGCGGCCTCTGAGAAGTTGACCCGGGCGGCGAAGACGACGACGGACCGCCCGGCGGCGAGCTCGCTCTGGATGAGCTCCTGGGCGGCAGGCAGCTTGTCGGGCTCCTGCTGCCGGCGCTGGTGCTGGAGCATGACCGCGCGGTTGGGCCACTTGGCCTCCGCGATCCGGTCCAGCATCTCCTTCGTCTCCTCTCCGAGCGGGACGTCCCGGAACTGGATGTCCATGCCCGTCATGTCGATCTCGCGCCGGATGATGTTGCCCTTGCGCGTGACCCGCTCGAACAGCTCCTCCATGAGCCGGTAGGTCTTCTTCTTCGAAGCCCCGTGGGAGTAGACCGTCTTCGTCACGTCCTTCCACTCGCCGGTCTTCGGATCCTTCAGACGGAACTTCTGCTTCACCGCGGTCATGCCCAGGTCCTTCATGAATTGGTCCTGGGGCTTGCCCTCACGGATCCCGATGCGATCGAGGTAGAGGAGGTGAATCGGCTTGTCGCCCGGGGTCGCGGTGGCGAACAGCACGGCGGCGGCCTTGGCCGCATGGTTGATCCCGGCCTGGCCGGTCTGGGAGGCGAAGGCGCTCTTGAACTTGTGGGCCTCGTCGGAGATGAGGATGGTGTTCTCGTCCACCGGCTGGTGGGCGACCTTGTAGTACGTGGAGATGTGGATGACGCCCGGGTCGAGTTCACCCGCCGGCTTCCCGCGCGAGCTCGAGGGCAGGAACTTCAGGCTCACGCCCATCTGGGCCCCGTCGTCCACGTAGGAGCCGGAGATCGTCCAGGCCCCCTGCCGCTTCTTCGCCTTCAGGACCTCGGCCGGGGCCAGGATGAGGACCTTCTTCCCCTGCCGGGCGTAGCGGGCCGCGACGGCGAGCACCTGGCGTGTCTTCCCGACACCGGTCCCGTCCGCCATGAGGAAGCCCTCGCCCTTGTCCATGGCGGCCAGGGCCTTGGCGACCCCGACGTGCTGCGCTGAGTTGAGGTGGGGCTTGAGATCCGCCGGGATCAGGTCGAAGTCGGGGGCGATTGCGTCGGTGGCTTCCGGTCGGATGGTGAGGATGTCGTAGATCCCCGCCCGCGGCGCCGCTCCAGGAGCCTGTTGTACTTCTGGAGGACGCTCCACTCCTCCAAGTCCCCGTCCCCGTCGATCAACGCCTGGAGGACCTCCGGGGGCAGGTTGTCGATCTGCTTCTCGTCCAACCCCTGCTCGAGGAGCTGGCTGAGGCTCAGGGCGACCCCGTCCGGGGCCTCCGGCGGCTGCCGGTCCACGTCTCGGAGAGTAACTGGGGGTCGCCGGCCTGTCAACGGGTTTCGCGGGCCGCTCGAACAGGTCGAGCTGCTTCTTCGTCGGGCGGACGGGCCGCGGGCCATACCGGCCCCCGAGCGGGCGCGGGGCCTCGGCCAGGCCGCCGAACAGGTCCATCTGGCCGGGTTCCTTCGGCTTCTCCTCGCCCTTCTCGGCCCGGTCCCGCTTCTGCTGCTCCTCCTTGGAGAACATCGACCCGGGGAGGTTGCCCTCCGTGATGATCGGCGTCTCCATGGTGGCTTCGGTGTAGCCCGGGATGAGCTCCTGGCCCGACTTGTCCCGCACCCGCCCGTAGGGCTGCTTCTTGGCCTCGACCAGGCCGTGGAGCCCCAGCTCGTCCACCTCGACGCGGATGGCGTCGGGCCAGTTCTCGCGGGCCCGGTAGAGGGCATGGCCCGGGTTGAGGCCCTTCACGGCGTCGTGGTGGACGCTGCCGTCTTCCCAGGTGACCTTCACGGGGACGGCCCAGGCGTACCGCTGCTCTCCGTAGGGCTTCGCCGGGGTGCTCTCGACGGGCCCCTCCCCGGGCGCGGCCCCTCCCTCGGGCACGTCGAAGGGAACGTCGTCGGCCTCGCCGCCCTCAGCGTTCACGGCGTCGCGGAAGGCGTGGACGATGCGGACGTACTCCTGCCCCTTGCCCCGCCGGATGGCGTCGATGACCTCCTGGGTGGTGAACGATTCCTGTGTCCCCGGCTTCTTCAGGCCCCACATGAAGGTCTTGAGGAGGTGGGTTTCGGTGCCGTCTGCGAACTGGCCCTCGTTGTCGCCGGCCAGCGCGGGGCGCCCCGCCGGCTCCGGCGTCTCCTGGAGATCCTCCTCGAGCGCCAGGCCGATGGACTCCAGAGCGGCGAGGGCGTCGGGGTCGTCGAAGTAGTCCGGCTTCATGTCGGCCAGGGCTTCCTCGATGGCCCGTCCCTCGGCCAGCTTCCGGGTCCGGAAGTCCAGGATCTTCTTGAACTGCGGGTGCCCCGGCCCCGACTGCAGGGCCATCTTGATCGTCTTCTCGCCCATGCCGGGGATGTCGGCGAAGTGGAACTTCCAGCGGATCTTGACCTTCTTCGCCCGGTCCCACGCCTTCGTCACCACGTTGTAGGCGAGCACGTCCTCCAGCTCGCCGCGCTCAGCCATGCCGGCGAACTTCTCGGCGTCCCGCTCGATCTCGCCCAGGACCACGTCCTCAGGGACCGTGATTTCTGTGCGGTTCTGCTCGACTGCCGCTTCGAGCTCTGCCGGGTCGATGTCCAGGTGATCCACCGCGGAGTCGATCGTGCGCTGGGTGATCGGCAGGAACTTCCCGTCAGCCTTCACCCGGCTCTTGGGGACGACGACCCTCTCCTTGGCGATGCGCTTGATGAGCCGGATGATCTTCTCCCGCGCTCCGGCATTGGGCAGCACCATGCCCAGGTAGTTCTCGAACCCGCCGGAGATCCCCTCCAGCTCCAGCTTCTTCTCCTCGTACTCGCGCTTGGCCTTCCGGCCCTTCTGCGTCTTCAGGTCCTCCCGGCGGCGCCGGACCTCGGCGGTCAGGCGGATGAGCTCGCGGGCCTTGTCCCCGGTCTGCATTCGCCGGACGTCCTCGACGTGCTTGCCGATGAGGGCGTAGAGTTGGTCCTCGAGCGTCTTCGGCTTCGGCTCCTTCTTCGGCTTCGGCTTCTTCTTGCGCGGGGGCTTCTTCTTCCCCGTCTCCTCGCGCGCCTTCTCCCGCTCGATGGCTTCCTTCACCCGCTCCTGGACGACAGCCTCGTCCACCGCGGGCGGGTTGGAGACGATCTCGGAGACGATCTCGGCTGGGACGAAGGCCTGTGCGTACCCCTCGCCGTCTGCCGTCAGGGTGCGCTCGACCGCCTTGGCGGCGACCGCGTCCTGGATCGCGTCGTACTGGAAGTCCTTTCGGAACCACTCCGGGTCCGTCTCGTAGCCCATCATGCGGCCGTAGCGGCTGAAGCGTTCGAAACCGCCGAGCTGCTGGAGGATCTCGTAGAGGGCTTCGGTGTCTTCGATGAGCCCTTCTGCTTCCGCCTGGGCGTGGATCCTGGCCCAGCCGAGCTCCAGCTCGCGGTGCTTCATCCGTTCGACGTCGACGCCCAGGTCCTCGAAGGCGTCCTCTGCCCTGAAGAAGACCGCGGGATCCGTTGTCCACTGGCCGTCCACGACGTGGGCGTCTCGCTGGCGAGAGAGCTCATCCCAGGCCGCCACGATGCTGTCAGGAACGCTGGTGGCGTAGGCGTGGTGGCGCTTCGTGTTGCCGTTCCGCTCCATCTCGAGGGCCAGCTCCCCGACCTCCGGGTTGTTGGTGATGATGGCGTAGAAGCGGACGTTGTGGTCCAGCTCTGCCCTGATGGCGTCGAGGTAGGCAGTCTCGTCGGGGTAGTTGGCTTCGGCTGCCCGCAGGATCTTGAGGTACTTCCTGACGGGATCGTAGCCGTTCATCGGCTTGTAGGTGTTCTGCTTGTACAGCTCCGTGTCGCCGCCCTGCTGCTCGATGTAGGCGTCGCGGTCCTTGGGGTTGACCTTCTTGACCTTGGTTCCACGGGGAACGTTGATCGCTGGCGGGGCAACCTGTGGCGGCGGTGGCGGCTCCGGTTCCTCCTCGTACTCCTCCTCGGGTTCCGCCTCCTCGGGCGGCTTCTCGGCGAACCGCTCCAGGTGCCACTGGGCCTCGTCCGCCGGCATCTCGACGATGAGCTGCTCCTCGGCCCACGCCATGAGCTTCTCCGGCGTGTCCTGGCCCTGGTTGATTCCGGCCTCGACCAGGGCGACGTACTCGAGGCGCTGGACCGGGTCCATCTTCTGCAGGGACTCGGGCAGTCCGCGGACGCCCGGCTGTTCGAGCGGCGGGGCGCCGCCCTCCAGAGTCCCCGGCGGGGCGCCGAGCGCACCCTCCTGGGCGTCCACCCGGGCGACCCCGGGGGTCATCATGGAGCGGACGAGGTTCGCGTCGGCGGTGACCGGGATGGTCCGGTTCGGGTCCATCGGCCCCGCGTCCCGCACCGCGTCGACCAGCTCCTCCAGCCGGGCCCCGGGCCCGACGCCGAGGAAGTGGATCTGCGGCGGGAGTGTGCCGGCCTCCTTGGCCTGGCGGACGAACTCGCCGACCTCCTCGGGAGTGACGGCGGCGGCGTTGCCGGGGATCCCCACCGTGAAGTCCTGGGTCCCAGCGTGCTGGGCGACCGCCTGCCACATCTCGAACAGCGACAGGTCGCCCTTCTGGAGCGGGAAGATCGGGTTGACGTGGGCCTGGCCGAGGAACCGCTGGACCTCGGGCGCGAAGGCCGCCAGGGCCTCCAGGGTCGCGGCCTGGTCGCCCACCACGTCAGGCATCACGAGGTTGAACGTTCCCCAGGTGCGTTCCTCGGGGTCCGCGAGCGTGGCGGTGCGGTCCAGGAGCTCGTCGTACTTCTGGAGGATCTTCCCGAAGTCCAGGGGCTCGACCTCGACGCCCTCGGGGGCCCGCAGGCCCTTCTTGAACAGCGAGTAGGCCCCGGAGTCCACGAAGACGTTGGCCCCCATCCGGCCCACCGCGGCGGCGATCTCGTCCACGCCGCGCTTCGAGAGCTCGCCCACGTCCACGCCGAACGGCCGCTCCATCTGCGCCGCCGCGGCGATGTCCCGGGGCCGGCTCTGTCCGGAGACGAAGAACAGGTCCGCGGCCTCGGCCCCCTCGATCCGCTCCCCGGACACGAACTCGGCCCGGTCCTCGGGGCTCATCTGGGGGTCCAGCTCGCCCTTCCGGATCGGGGTCCGCTTCCCGGTTGTCTCGATCTCAGACAGGAGGGGGAAGACCTCCAGCCAGGACGGGTGGATCTCGGCGCCAAGCTGCTTCGCGGAACGGAGCGACTTCAGGATGTGAGAGGAGCCAGGTCGGCCCGCTGCGTAGGCCTCGAGAGCCAGTTGAAACGAGTCCTCATCCCGTAGGGTGACGGGATCGGTCGCCACAACGCGGCCTTCCTCGGGGGACAGGGTCACCTTCCGCTCCTCGCGGCGATTCCGCTGGAGCGTGGTCTTGGCCCCCTTCAGGATCTCCTTGGCCTTGGCCTTCGTGGGCGCGCTGAGGGGGGGCATGGCCTCGCGCCCCTCGCGGTCGTAGAACCGGACGACCCAGCCTTCGCCGCCGGGGCCCCGGCCGATGTCGCCGCGCACCGCCGGCCCGGCCTCCTCCATGTCGGGGGCGCCAGGTGTGGGCGGGACCCGGGGCCCAGCCGGTGGAGCCTCCCCCGGGGGAAGCTGGGGGGCTGTCGGCGGGACCCCGGGTCGTTCTGTCGGCGGGGCTGGACGGGCGGGCGGCGCCTTCCCGGGCGCGGGGGCCGGCACAGCGGCTCCCTCGACCACGGGGGGCACCTCGGTCGGTGGCGGGCTCGGCGGCGGCTTCGGAGCGGGGCCCTCGACCGGCTCGGGGAGGACTCCCTCTGCCGGCGGGGCCGGGGGCCCGTGGAGGCGCCCGGGCTGTCGGAGCTGCGCGTCGATGCTGTCGATGACCAGCTCGACCCTCGTCCGCTGGGTCGGATCGGTGATGGCTTGGACTTCCTGCGTGAGGCGGCCCCGGAGGTTCACGAGCTCCGCGTCGCTCGCGGCCTGGCCGATGGGGTCGTCGGCGCCGGGCGGCTCCACCCGGCCCTTGTTGACTTCCCTCTGGGCCTCGGCCAGGGCCTCTCGCATCTTCGTGAGCGACGTGATCTCCGCGGGGTCCTTGGCCCCGGCGATCTCGCCGTCCAGGCGCCGGAGGATCTCGGCGACCGCGTCCTGGGCCGTCTCGCCCACCGCGCCCTGCTTCGGCTGCTGCGGCCGCCCGATGCGGTCCACCAGCTCGAGGAGGTTCCGCTCGGCCGAGGCGGCATCCCCGAGGTCTATCATCCGCTCGCTCGGGGGCTGGCCGGGCGGGGTCGGTTCCTTGACCCGCACGCGCAGGGGCGGGTCCGCGCCGGGCTCCCACCCCCCGCGGTACTCGCGCAGAGTCGCGGCGTCGGCCTCGGCCAGGGCCCGCGCTCGGTCCGAGAGCTTGCTCAGGTCCAGGTTCTCGAGTTCCGCCAGCGGATCCCGGATCGCTCCGGAGCGGCGCATATTCTGGAGCCCGAGGAGGAGGTCGTCGGCTTGGTTGTTGAGATCCATCCGGGCGGCTTCCGCCTCGGGGGTGCCGGACCGCCCGAGTTCCTCGACGCGGAACCGGATGCGCCGGAGCTGCTCCAGGGCCTCGAGCTCCGACATGGCCCTCGCCGCCGGGGGCTCGTAGGCCAGCTTCGGCTTGCGGAACGGGGCGACCGGGCTCGGCGTTGGCGGGGCCTCTGGAGGCGCTCCCGGGCGGGGCTCGAACGGCAGCGTCCCGGGCGGGGCGCCCTCGGGCGGGGGCGGACCCTCCGGGGGCGGGCCTTCCGGTGGCGTCTCTGGGGGCTCCTCGGGGAGGTCCTTCTTCGGCTCCTGGCCCCGCATCTGGTCGCGCAGCTTCCGGAGCTCGGCGGTCGTCAGGCCGCGGGTCGTCTCGGGGGGCACTCCCAGGCCGTCCAGCTCCCGGACGATCCGGCCCCGGCTCCGGATGGCCAGGCCGCGCTCGGCCAGGGGGGCGAACACCAGGCCCGCCTCGACGGCCGACTCCGCGGCCGCCTGCGAGACGGCGGGACTCCAGCCCTCCTCGCGGTACGTCTGGTAGGCGTGGTCGGCAGAGTCGTAGGCCCCCTTCAGCATCATGGCCCCGAACCCGACGTTGGCGACCTTCCCGACGACGGGGAAGACCTGCGAGGCCCCGTGGGTCGCGGCGATCAGGGCGAGGTTCGTGGGGTCTGAGGCGATGTCCACCGTCTTGCCGACGACGCCCCGCGCCGCGGCCTTGGCGTGCTGCATGGCCGGCGCGTCGGTGGCCTCGACCCGGCCGACGTAGGTGTCCTGGGCCAGCTCCGGCGTGGAGACGGGCGGCGGCACCGAGGGGTCCTCGGGGACACCCGGAATCGGTGCAATCTTCCGCATCCAGGACTGCGGGCTCCGGTGCATCCAGTTGGCGGCCTTCTGGCCGACCGGGCCCCCGACTGCCAGGGCGACCGGGAGGTCACGGATGTTGGTCGAGATGTTCTGCTGGAGGGCGCCGAGGCCGGCGAGGATCCGCTCCATGCGGCCCTGCTCGTCCTCCTCCTGGGGGGCGCCGGGTCGGGGCGCGACGTGCTTGGAGACAACGGGCCGTTCCAGCCCCTCGTACTGCTTCCGGAGCTTGGCCAGGTGGCGCTGTAGACGCGGCGAGTAGGTGGGTGGCCTGAAGTTGGTCCCCATGTCTCCTCTTTACACGCTCGCGTTGAGCGTGTTAGTGTCCTCCTTGCGGGAGAAAAGCACGATGTCTGAGTACCAAATCGACCCTTGGCACCCGACGAGCCCGCTGGTTCCTGGGGGGTGGGCTGAAAGCCATGCAGACGCGAATTCCACGTCCAGTCTCAGCCTGACCCAGGACTTTCGGTTTGAGGTTCCGGCGCCCCCGGTGCCTCCAAGTCCCCGGGGGGATGTCCAACCCATCGTTCAGGGAATCCAGGCCCACTACGCCAGCCTGCCGTCCCTCGTCGTCGCGTCGTCCCCACCCTCTCATGGCGTCCAGGAGGACGGGCTGAGCGAGGTGGGCCTGCTGCTGCTCATCTCGGTCGCCGTCGCTGGCTTGCTCGTGGGGGTCATGGGGGCGGGGCTCCTACTTCTCCTGCGGCGTCGACGGCGCGAGCATCCCCGCCGCTAGCATCGAGAGCGGATCCGCCTTCGGGTCGCGGAGCTGGTGGCCCATGATGATGTTCGCGTAGTCCCGGCGCTCCCGCTCGAGGCGCTCCATGTACTGCGTCTTCTCCGGGCCGTCCGGCATCTCGGCCATGGCCTGGTTCATCTGCTCCGTGACCTTCGCGTAGGCCTGCAGCGCGGCTTGGACCCGGGCCCCCTGCGACTCCTGCTCGATGATCTCGCCCCCGTACCGCCCCTCGGCCTCGATGCGGGCCTCCTCCATGGGGTCGATCTCGGCTTCGGCGACGGCCCGCTTCGCCTGGGCCTCGGTCATCTCCTGCTCGATGTCCTGGGCCCTGGCCCCGCGCTCCCACCGCTGGCGGTCCGAGACGTCGCGGGCATCCATCGAGAGCTCACCCGCGGCGTAGAGCTGGTTGAGGGCCGCGCTCGGGGCCCAGCCGGGCGAGCGGTCCGCCGGCAGACCGGACGGGGGCCCGGCCGATGGCTCCGCACCGGGCGGGGTGTAGATGGTGGCCTCCGGCCCCGCCGCCACGCCACCCTGGGGCATCTCCTCGGGGTCCCGCATGGGGACCGGCGGCTTCCCGCCCAGCGGGTCCGTGATGTCGATGGGGGCGTTGGTCGCCACGATGCGCCCGTCCGGCATCTTGATCGCCCGGTGTCGCCCGCCGCCCTCGTTCTCGCCCTTCCCGAACTTCGGGAGCGGGGCGTCGGGGGAGCCCGCGTCCTGCTTCTGGGAGGCTCCCTGGCCCCGCGGGTCCACCTCGGCCCGGTCGGCCTCGATCTCCTCCTGGGCCTTCGCCTGGGGAGGGGGCGGCGCCGGGGTCGCCCCGGCCAGGCCGAGAGTCGCATCGCGGGAGGGGAGTTGCGGCACGCCTCCGGGTCCGGGTGCCGATCCGGCCACGCCCAAGGCTCGCTGGAAGCGAGGATGCCGCCAGATGCCTCGCAGCACTCCACCGACCGCCCTGGGGACGGCTCCTGGGTCTGGTCTGAGGACGTCAGCCATCTCTCACCTCGCTCCCATGCGGGCCCGGAGGGCGCGTGCGCCCGCCTTGGCGTCCCGCTTCCGCCGGGGCTTCTTCGTGCCGCCGACGTAGGTGTCCTTGAGCCACTCGTTGTGCGGCTCCGACCGGGTGAAGTTTCTGAGCGGCTCACCCGGCGTGTGGAACTTCGTCCAGTTCTTCAGGCTCATCCGAGGGTGCCG